TGTCTTTTCAGATTTTATCATGGACAATTTCGAAGGAAATACAACATTCAATTTCACGGAAAGTCTGATTGAATCTTTGCAGGAAGTAAGAGAACAGAAGAAAGACAGCCCAGAGATGATAACTGTATCATGTGACGAAATGGAACAGATTTTTGGATATTGCGGAGTTCCATACAAGAAGTTGTCGGATTTCAAAGAAAACTGGGAAATGTATTTCAGTAATGAGCCTGTTTCCCTTGACAATATCCATAATTCAAAAACTGCAAAAATTTTAACATCAGATGCAACAATCTGCATTCAGCCGGATAAAATTGCTCTGATTGAACTGAAAGAAATAAACGGTGTTCCATCCCTTGTGATTCCAGTAAATGGAGAACTGAAAATCAATGGAATTGAAGTTGAATTGAGATAAACACTTTTGAAAAATCCAGGAATTGGAGAAAGGAATTTTAGAATTGGCAAGCGATGTAAAATGGATAAAAATATGTTCAGATATTTTCGACGATGAAAAAATAATGCTGATTGAAAATTTGCCAAGTGCAGACAGCATTATCGTAATATGGTTCAAATTATTATGCTTAGCCGGGAAAAATAACAACAGTGGTGTTTTTATTTTAAACGATAAAATTGCATATACAGATGAAATGTTGGCAACAGTATTTAGAAGAGACATTAATACAGTTCGATTAGCGTTAAAAACATTTGAAAACTACGGAATGATTGAAATTGTTTCCGGTGTTTACACAATTCCGAACTGGGGAAAATATCAAAATCTTGATAAAATTGAGCAAAAAAGCCAATATATGCGAAACTATATGCAAGAATATCGAAAAAAGCAGAAAGACAAAATAGAGTGTAAAACTAACAGTAAACTTTACGGTAAAGTTAACAGTAAAACTAACGTTAGCTCGGCAGAAGTATATAATAAAGAACTAGATAATAAAGAATTAGATAATAAAGAAAAAGAAATAGAAGAAGAGAATGATTTAATAGTATCTTTAGATACTATTCGTCAGACTGACGTCCAACGAATCATTGATGAATGGAATACTCTGGAAGAATTCGGCATTACTCCTGTAAAAAGAATGACACCAAAACGAGAACAGGCAGTGAAAGCTAGAATCCGTCAGAACTGTGTTGAAGATATTCTGGAAGCGATTGAAAATATTCGACGCAGCACATTCCTACAAGGGCAAAATAAAAATGGCTGGATGGTTACGTTTGACTGGTTCTTAAAGCCTGGAAATTTCGCAAAAGTATTTGAAGGGCAATACGCAGACAAGTCTACGAATAGACCGTGCAGCTACATGGAGAAAATTCAAAACAGGGTAAGCGAGGTAGATAATTGGGTATGACAAGGGAAGAATGGGCGGTACTGGTAAAGGCAATGAAAGCTGTGTACACTTCTCCATCATTTCTGCCAGATCAGAATGCTTTTGATACATGGTATGGACTTTTGAAAGACATAGATTACAAGCTTTTAAGTTTTGGCTTGAAGAAATATATGCAGACTGAATGGAAAGAACCTACAATAGCTGCATTACGGCAATGCGCGCAGAGCCTTCAGCCACAAAAAGAAGAGCTGAATGAAACGGAAGCATGGGAAAAGGTATGCAAGGCCATTCAAAATTCTACATATAATGCAGAAGCAGAGTTTGATAAACTCCCAAAAATCATCCAGAAAGCAGTATCAAGCCCGGCACAGCTTAGAGAATGGGCGGTATCTGAAAATGTGGATGGTACATGGTGGAGTGTAGTTCAGTCCAACTTTCAAAGGACTTACCGGGCAGAAGTACAGAGAGAACAAGAACGAAGAAAACTAAGCCCAGACCTTTTAAAAATTATAGATTCTGCCAGATTGGGAGGTGTGGAAAAATGCCAGATAGAAAACCATGGAGAGAATTAAAAAGCACTGAAATTATAGGCCTAAAGCGGAGACAATGCTCGAAATGCGACTATTACAGCAAGAGTGAAAATGCATGGAGTACAAATGCAACCTGTGATTATATCTTGATCGAAGAACATAGCAGAGGATGTGATCCGAGGGATTGTGTTAAAAATGGTATCTTCAAAAAGAAAGCGAGAGGAAATTCAAGAGTAAAGCGAGTGATTCTATGAGGAAGATAAGCGAAATGTATAAGCGGTCTGGTGGTACAGCTTATCAGCATACCTGTTCAGATTGCAGATTCTTCCGCGGAGGCAAGCATCCGCAGTGTTTGCAATACGAACTGGAAATTGACTGGAAACCAGATTATATAGCTTGTAAATTTTACAATCTGGAAGAAACTCAGATTGACGGACAGGTCAATATCTTTGATTTGTTGTAAAATGTGATAATTGTGCACTAAAAATTGCGTAGAATCATTAAAAAGAGAATAGCTTAGGAAATTATAGGGCATACAAAAGATAAAGGAAAACAACGTAAAAAATTAGATAATTACTTGGAGGGACATTTAATGGAAAAAGCTATATTGTATGCCATAAATGAAAGAATGTTCTCACTTGGTCTGATAGATGAGAAAACAAGGGACAAAATAAAAGCTGAAATTAGCATTAGAAAGTAACAAAATGTATTGAGTGGAGTTATGTGAAGTGTTATACTTTATATGATTCCACTCCCTGTATATTGAGGGAGAAATGCACTATGAATATTTATTATGTCAGAGAAAAATTAAGGAGTTGTTCTATTTACGACATTGAACTAAATGTTGCTTATTATGCCAGGGTTTCTACGGAAAAAGTTGAACAGCAAGCATCCATTAAACACCAGGAGGAACATTTCGAAGAGCTGATACGTTCTAACAACAGATGGAAGTTTGCAGGTTCTTACATTGATGATGGTATTTCCGGAATGCACGCAGATAAAAGAGAAGAATTCCAAAGAATGCTCAAAGATGCAAAGCTTGGAAAAATTGACATGATTATCACAAAAGAAATTTCGAGATTTGCGCGAAACACTCTTGACAGCATCCAATATACCAGGGAATTGTTGTCTTACGGCGTATGCGTGTGGTTTCAAAATGATGGAATTAACACTATTGATGATGATAGTGAGTTCAGGCTTACTATTATGGCCGGGGTAGCACAGGACGAAATCCGCAAGCTTTCTTCAAGAGTAAAATTTGGACACGCACAGTCAATCAAAAATGGTGTTGTTCTCGGACACAGAATGTATGGATATTCAAATAATAAAGGGAAGCTTGAACTGATTCCAGAAGAAGCAGACATGATTCGAATTATTTTTCAAGATTATGCTTCCGGAATATCTACACCAAGAATAGAAAAAAAACTCTGGGATATGGGATACAGAAGTTTCAAAGGCGGTAAAATTAACCGGGATGTCATAAAAAATATTATTCGAAATCCAAAATACAAAGGATACTATTGCGGAGGAAAAGTAAAGGTTGTCGATATGTTCACAAAGAAACAAGAATTTCTTCCACAGTCAGAATGGATAATGTTTAAGGATGATGGTTCCAGAGTACCGCAGATCATTGATGAAACTACCTGGGAAAAGGCAAATGCGTATTTAAGGGAGCGCGGAGAAGCTATAAAATCAAGAAAAACCTCTTTTAAGAGTGAAAATATTTTCACTGGAAAACTTTTCTGCGCTAACGACGGAGCACCATACTGGATGAAGCAACATTATATTCGAGGAAAAGAAGATGTTCGATGGGTATGTAGTTATAAGATAAAAAACGGAGCAGCTTCATGTGATTCATTTGGACTGGCAGAATCAGAACTGAAAGAAGTAATCGCAGAATTAATAAATAAATCTTCTGAAAACATTGATAGCATTTTGGAGGAATATTTTGAAATTTTGCAGTCCTCGATTAAAAACATTCCAGACAATAAAAACGAAATCTCACGACTTGAAAAACAGATTGATCTGTTAAAACAAAAACGTGAAAAAATACTGGAATATAATCTGGATGGAAAAATATCTGATGATGAATTTATTTCAAGAAATAAAGAATACGTGAAGCAGATAAAGCAGATTGAGAGCCATATTCTAGAAATCCAAAATACCAAAAGTCCAGAGCCAGTAGAAATACAATTAAGTGCTATTAAAGAACAGTTAGAAAAGTTTAAGGGTGTTACTTCAAAAGACATTAACAGGCAGATTGTCAATGAACTTTTTGAAAAAATTACCGTGGAACCGTTGGCGGCTACATGTGCAACACTAACATTTCAATTGAGGTCTGGAAACCTTGAAAAATGGGGATTTCCTTTGCGTTGTTCTGACGATATGATTTTAACTCTACATTCAGAACAACACAAGATATTTAGTAGGAAAACTTGCATTAAGACACAAGATATGGTATTTTTCAAATATAAGTACCTTTTAGCACTATAAGAGAAAAAATGGGAGTGGAATCAATGATACACACAGCTTATGACGTAATGAAGGAGTTTTTAATCACGGATGCAGAGCTTGTTGGACAGTACGGAATCCCTAAAATTCCAAAGACTTTTATTCATCCGGGGAAAGATACTGTAGACTTTGCGGAGAGTTTCAGTAGAAAGATAAAGAACCACCGGGAACTGGATGTAAACTTCTACGTGGATGATGTACAATTTCAAAGATTGTGGAATCAGCCTGACAAGTACATGGAGCATTTAAAATGTTTTCATGCAGTCATTATGCCAGATTTCAGCATATCGGTTGGAAAGAATGGAATGCCACTGGTAATGTGCCTGTGGAATAAATACCGCAATCATGCATTGGCTCACTACATGATCTTGAATGATATTCCAGTAATTCCGAACGTAAACATACTGCCAGAATACTGTTTGGACTGGTGCTTTGATGGACTGCCGGAGGGAAGCACAGTTGCATGTTGCACCAATGGAAGAGTAAAGAGCAAGGCAGCACGGTTGGAATTTTGCGTTGGTTTCAAGGAAATGGAACGCAGATTGAAGCCACTGCGAGTTATCATTGTGGGAATAATCCCGGAAGAGCTGGAAACAGATACAGAAATTATAAACTTTGAAACTAGAAACCAGAAGATTAACAAGGAGGGCGCGAATGGGAACAACGACTGATAATTACCAGAGAAAGAAGAAACTTTCCAAGTCCCAAATGAAGAGGACGGAACGTTTAGAGAAATCATCTCACAGAAGATATGGAACACGGAAGAAAGAAGAGTTAAATAAATTGTGAATTTTGAATCATTCAGAACTTTACGCTATAGAAATATTTGTGCAAAATTAAAATTTAAGTGGTAACTAGAAAATGCGAGAATTTTTCTGGTTGCCACTTTTTTCCTGGATTTCCTTGATTTTTGGCTGCCAAAATAATGTTGGAATTTAGGAATCATTCACAAGTTAGTTGCAACTATTTAAGCATTGAACTGCTGCGGTTATTTATTACCACAAACCAACCATGGACAGCACCGGGAACGATTGAACACCAGCAAGGCCAACCGCCAGCCGTAGCCCTGGCAGATCAGAACCAAAAGCCCACAGATAATAGATTGTAACATCAAACAGCATATAATGCAGTGATTAAAAATACAATAATACTCTTACAAAATAAGCTCTAAACAGCTTGTAACGTATTTAGCATATATTTTATTGACTACGATTATAAAACGCCTTAAAATGGCAAATACAGCGTTATACAAGAATATCGCAATATAGTCGTATAGTCCTAATTGATATATAACCCGGACAGCTTCAGCAGATCACCGGGAAGCCCGGACAAACTACGCACATAATCGGACATAATACGCCCATCAACAAGCTACAAAAGTATAGCTGCACATAGCTATACAAGGCTATTATACACCCATAGCCGCAGACAGTCAATAAACCATGTGGCGCACTAAAAAGCGATTTAAAGGCTCTTAAGCGGCTCAAAATGCAAATGCTGCATAAATCCCCATTAACAGCATAAAAATCCATTTACGGGCAAAAAATTAAGCTAATTGATTGACTTATGGTATTAACTTTGCAAGGTGCATCTGGCAGAATGCCAAAAACCGCTTGCACGCCGTGAACGTGCCGCCGGTCTGGAAACCGGGAAGCGGTAAAAAATCAATCAGTTATACCTAAATATTCCATAGTTTTTTTATCAATCTCTTTCCCAGTAATAGTCGGGGAATAAATACTTTCTAAAAATTCTATGTAATTGTCTAGCTCATCAACAGAAAGTGTTATTAATTTATTAAATATTTTATCACTCATGTTTTTATCTTTCTTCCCTTCGCCCTGGGAGCCAGGATATAAAAAGACGCGCCCTATTATTTAAAAGTCATTTTTGTAACAGCTGGAAGACTGCGGAAAAATTCCCGGCGGTCGTAATCATCTTTAATATTAAATTGTCTGTCGCTTGTGGGGATGATCTCATCCTCGATAAGCTCCATACAGGACAGTTGTAAGCAGTTCTCTTTTTTCGTTGATCTGTGCAGTGCATACCGCATTATAGACTTTTTACCATCCCGGCGCTTTACCGAGGACATATCCCAATAAGCTAATTTAATAACGCCACCAGCAACAGCCATGAAAATTTCAGTTGCTTCTTTTCTGGCTTTTTCGTTTATTGTATCAACTGCGGAGAAATCACCGCTTTTTATGGCGGTGATCGTCTGCGATTGAGTAGCTTTTTTAATTGTTATCATTTTACAACCCTCCAATATTTAGAAAAAACAGGCGGGAAAGCCCCGCCCGGAATTGGTTTATTTAGTTCAAGCAAGCATTTATTTTTTCTTCCAGGTGAGGGAATGCCTCACAAATTTCTTGCACGCTGTCGGCGTAGTAATCGCCAACGATTTTTCCAAAAATCTTGATATTTCCAGAATAAAAACATCCGAGATCATTAAACCAGATATCAAGCCCGGTTTCCTGCTCCTTTTTGTCGTTGTACCACATGTCAATTTTTATCATGTTTTTTGTTCCTCCTGATTTTATTTTAAAAGGCCGCCGGGGAAATGCTCCCCAGTACGCTTGCCAGCCTAATTAAAATTAATTTTAAGTGGCTTTATAGTTCCGCTTCTCAATTCTTCAAGTGCGATTTTATTTACTTCATTTGCAAAATAATCCACCTTGTAAGAATCAATAATTTTGTTCTGATTGTCCATTCTTTTATAAAACTCTAATGTATCATCTTCCCAGTACCACACAAAATAAGTATGCAAAATGTAATTTTTATCATCATAGACGCGTTTACAACGTCTTTTGCTTCCATTCATTAAAAAAATATCTTCTGGTGCTTCTAAAGCGTCATACTCTGCATTTGAACAATGGTGCTCTATTTCTTTATATGTCCAGATAACCGCGCCGCCCCATGTATTTTTTTCGGTCACAACTGCTCTTTTAGTTCTCAACCATGCTTGCATATCTTCTTTAGTTCTCCATGCATAGCTACTCATTCCAGCTTTAGAAGCAAAATATTGATAATCTCCGTTATTTTCTGCTTTTCTATATGACAAATGATATTTATCATGTGTTTTTGTGGAAAACATTTCTTTATTATCGTTACACTCCCACAAATTAACTGTTGCGGTAAAATAAATTCCACCATTTGCACAAGCCCCAGCATTTCCCCAAGTCCAAAAAGTATTGCTTGACGTGCCTTTATATGCAAATTCAGACTTATTATGATGGCTAAACGCACCACCCGAAGCACTTCCGCACAACTCGTTATCGTAAATACTTAAATGTATTCCAGCATTTTCGCAAAGCTCTATGTTTTCTCCTATTTTCTTTGTTGCTGTTGCTTTTGGGAAATATTCCCCGTATTCGTTTGTATACTCTACTACGTCATATTTTTGAATGGCTTTTACTGAGCGCGTTTCTTCAATCATTTCAATAATGCAGTTTACTTTTTTTACGTCTGACTCTTCAAGTCCGTAATAGCTATCGAAAAGCTCGTTCTCTTTCTTTAATGTTTCAATTGTGTATTTTTTCATTGTTTTTTACCTTCGCCCCTGTTATAATGGGGTTGCCTTTCTTTTTAGTTTGGTGCCCGGTTTGGTTTGGAAGATCGCCGGGCTTTTTTTATTTTGTTGTAATGTTTCTTTCTGGTATTATAATAACACTATATAGTAATACTGTCAAGCGCTATTATATTATTTTTTAATTGACTTTTGATACTTTTTAGTGTTATCCTGTTTCCGGGAGGTGAAAAAATGGACGGTACAAAAATCATAAAAAAATTACTTTTGGAAAAAGATATAAACACTGTAGAGCTTGCGAAGCGTTTAGGCTGCGGAACCGCTAACCTTTACAACAAGTACAAAAGAAACAACTTTTCTTTAAATGAACTTGAAGAGATCGCCGCCGCTGTTGGCTGTAATCTGGAAATAACTTTTTCCGATAAACAAGGGAACTAGAGTTTTTCAATTAATCAGTCCGTTTCCTTATGTCCTCATTGTGTTGAGTGGTTCGGGCGGTTCCGGTTGTTTGTTTCTTGTGTTCCTTTGTTGATATTATAATACAATAATTAAGCACTAATTGCAATTGACATAACAACCAAATTAAGCACTAATAAGCCTTGCAAAATTATGCAATTTGATTAAGCACTAAAATTATTGACAATTAAGCACTTACATATTATAATAAAGAAAAATAAAGGAGGGCTAAACATGGCAGAATTAACAGCGGAAGAAAAAGCAATAAAGAATAGAGAAGCAGTAAAGAAATGTATGAAAAATAAGGATAGAATAAACGTAATTCTGCCACAAGGAACACTTGATAGGATAAATGCATACGGATTAAAAACCAATGCTTTTGCAAGGGAATTAATCCTTGCGGAACTTGATAAAATGGATAAAATGAAAAAGTAAATTAAGCACAAAATAGCATTGACAATTAAGCACTAATAATATATACTGTAATCATAGAAAGGAAGTGGTTACAGTGAGCAAGTTAAATAATATTCCAAATAAAAATCAGTGTGGAGTATACACAATAATAAACCGAAGAACCGGAAAAAGATATATAGGATCTTCAACACAATTAAAAAAACGTGCTGAATCTCACTCTTGCGAAATTAGAAGAGGAAAACACAATAACAAATTAATACAACAAGATATTCTAAAAAATGATGACTTTGATTTTAAAATTATGCAAATCATTGATGAATCAAGTTATTTGTATTATGATGAAATTAAAAATAAAATGTATCTAGAAGAATATCAGTTGATAAAATCTGGAATCCTAAACGGTGAAGATTTATATAATCTTGAAACAATAGCCGTGGTAAATGGAAGATTGGAAAGAATAAAGGAAGAACAGGAAAAACTCTCGAAAAGAAAGCAAGAAGTTTATAGCATGTTAAAATTGTCAAATGAAAATTTATTAAAGGAATATGCAAATAATAAAAATTTTTATGAATCTAGATTTTTGGAAAAAGAAATACTAAAAAGAATGAATTAGCCATAAAATAAAGCCCTAGGAAATTAATCCCGGGGCTTTTAAAATGCTTATTTGTGGCGGCGTAACGACGTTTGAGGGGTTAACAGCCCCACCGCCGAAGCTGTTAAGATATTAATAGCACAGGTTTTTAATTTTTGTCAAGGAAAATGTTTTTTTATTTTTGGCTTGACTTTCTGAAAAACTTACAGTAACGTTATTACCAACGATGGTCGCGGGAACTCATGGAGGGGTGGTTATTGTGAAATCGTTTGCACCTGAACAGAATAAAGTAGCAGTTAACAAGCCAGATCAGCCAGGTATTGAAGCTCGGTAAGGTCTGGCTTTTATTATGCTTAATTATATTATATATAATAATATCTTTTACCCCTCCATAGATCTTAAGACTAGAGTTTATTAAAAGATATGCTATACAGTACCGTATAATAATATATAAGATATAAATATAAATAAAGATTATAATATAATACCCCAATTATTATTTATTAATTACTAACAAAATAGATGGTTTTATTTTATGCAAAATTAAATTTGACAAGATATTAAAAACTGTGTTAAGGTATCAGCAACAAAGAAAACAGAATATTTTATTTTAAGTTTTAGAGAATGTACCCGAACACCCGGAAGTTTTCCGGGAATAAGCTTTACCCGGTGACATTCTCTTTTTTTATTTGTGAATTAACGTGTTAAAGTGAGGTGATAACATGAAAGATAATACAGTAAATGTACAAGACGTAGATATCTATTTAGATAATATTAATATATATGCTGATGAATATATAAATACTGTATTATGTATATCACCAGATAACGAAAACTATAAGAAAGAAGTATCAGACAGCTTTGTAGATATGATTTTTTATATTGCAGATCATATACAAAAGCCAAGTAATGACAATATAGAGCTATTAGATAAAATGTTTAATACTTATGTGAGATTATGCAGTAAATATCATGTATTACCAACACTAGAAGTATTTAGCTTTTTAGTTGGGATTAATCGTACAACGTTTACTGACTGGATGAATGGAGTGTATAGAATAAACTCGTCACATGGTGACACGGCTAAAAAATGGTTTGATATTTGTAAAAACTGCGCGATCAATAGATTGCATAATCAGACCGGAACAAATGCGAATTTGATATTTGTTGCAAAAGCCGCATACGGCATGGCAGAAACTGCACCGGTGCAAGCTACACAACAGTATGGCGTACCACAGCAGACCGCGCAACAGATCGCAGAGAAACACAAAGCAGCTTTGCAGCTTCCAGAGATGGAAAAGCCGGAATTGTAAAGCCTGTAAGAACACAGAAGCAATAAAAATGTACATGATGGACGGACAAAATGCAGTAAACACATGGAATTATACAATATGTACAGTAATAACGATTATAATTGTGCATGATGTATAGGATTTTAGAGGCATCTATATAAAAAACAAGTGTTTATCAAACAGACTGAATATTCTGACAATATAAGACGCTGGACGGTTCAGCAGGACGCCCCGGGAGGGGTATATATAAAAGCCATCCAGGGCGTAGTCAGTTGCCCGAGTTTCTGAGAAAACAAAAAAGCTTCTTTCACCATAGAGAAGCACTACTTAACGGAGCATGATATGAGAAAATGGTTGAGCCAAGAAGAAAAACAGAATATTGGTACTGTCTGTTGCAATTGTGGCGCAACAGAAGATATTGAATATCATCATATTGTGCCGCTTTTATTAGGCGGTAATGATGTTAAGAGTAATATTGTTCCTTTATGCTATAAATGCCATAAAGCAGCTCATATGGGACAACACATTAACCATTACAGAAACAATAGCCGTGGCGGAAGACATTCAAAATCAAGTATTGAAAAGAATGCTCATGTATTCGATCAATACATCAATGGAGAAATCGGATGCAGAAAAGCACAACAATTACTTGGATATTCTAATAGAACAACAATAGTTGGGCTTCCAGTTTTTAAACGCTACATTCAGTCTATTGGGATTAAAAGTGTCAGAAATATTGTTGATGTAACAGCTACAAATAGTGTGGATGGGATTTCTGATGGCTCATATGTTGGTGAAATAATTTACCTAGACGGGAGAAAAGAAAACATCTACTACAAAGACACTGGCGCAAATGATATTGAGTATATAAAACGCCAATGTTCATAGAAAAGGAGACAGAACATGGGAAAATCAGAAAGAAAAGAACCAATTCAATCCGAATCCATCCGCATCCGATTTTCCGAAAAACAGAAAAAAAGGCTCCTGGAAGAGAAGAACCGAACAGGCAGGAGCGTATCGGATATTGTGAGACAGGCAGTTGATGAATATTTCGGGAGGAAAAGACGTGCTTAAATTTTTCTCAAAAAATAAAAAAGGTGTTTCTGAAATCAGACATGATTATGAAAATGTCGGACAGGAATCCCCGGCAATTCGGAAACTGGTGAAGCCAATTCACGCAAATGCAATATTAGCTGATGGCAGATTGTATGATACTCAAACCGCCACATATGTTTGTGAATATGGGAATCTTTCTTTGTTTGTTACAAAGAATGGCAGATGGTTTGGCGCAAAATCAAAATATGAATTAGCTGGCTATAGTGCTGATAAAAACGGAGACAGAACCGCCGAGTACAGATTGACGTATTATGGTCTGGAATGTATTGATAAAATTTTTGTGATGCAACATCTGTGGTATTGCAGCCATAAGCTTTACAAGAAATATTTCGGGGAGGTAGAAGAGGGATGAAAGATTACAATACTCGCAACAACGAAGAAAATTTCCCAGATGGGACAGTTAAGGCGCAAGACGGGAAGTGCTTTTTAATGGTGAATGGAAAATGGGAGCAGATGGCTGGTACAGTTAATGTTAATCTTCCCGAATCACCCATTGATGTAGCGTCTATGCTTATCAATGCCACAGTAACTAACGAACTACCAACTGAGATAATTCCACTGTCTCCATTATTGGAGCAGAAAACATGGGAAATTCCAAAATATAACATTCTACAGTTAGAAGAGATTGCGAAACACCTTCTTCTCTACTGTGAAACTAAAAGAAAGGGGTACGAAGATGCCTTTAGTGAAAATCACAAACCCAAACCCCTATGACTGGCTTGGAATGAAATGTTTCATTGATGGGAATGAAGTTCCGAAAGTGCGATCAATAAATTTCCACACCGCAGTAGATGAAATTCCAGTATTTGAGTTTGAAATGATGGCTGTTCCAGACATTGAGATGGAGTGCTTGGCACAAATCAGTGTCACTTCTCAATCAATTACTGATGCAATTTCAGTTTTAAGGCACGAATTACTACAACATGGAGAAATTTACAATGGATTCAAATCAAGCCTAAAATCGGCTTTAGAATCCTACAATTACTGTGGAATGCCGTTTGAGCCAGAAGAAGAAATTGCAGAAAAAATTCTGGACTTTTTAATTGGGGAGGAAAAAGACAATGAATGCACTTAATGTTGTTGGATCTGCATTAAACCTCATGCTTTTTGTAATCGTTGCCGCAGGTGTACTGGCAATGCTTGATGAAAGAAAAATTAATTGCTTGCAAGCTCTGTTTTATTTTCTAATGGAAGCCCTGTTTGTACTGAATATTTTTTTGATTACGAGGTGACAAATGTATTTACCAATTCCAATTGGAATTATCCCGATTGAGTTAATCGAAAGGGTTAAATTCATAAAAGCGCCGCTTCGACTTAATCCATGTAGGCTCGGGAAAGCCTACGAAAGCGATAAGTCGAGGCACCCAGAGTAGCGAATAACAATCTTTATAGGTTGAAAGTGCTGGACTTTATATATCACACCCCTGGATTAATGGTGCGCCAGGGGGTAATGGGCTATCGCCAAATGGTTAAGGCATAGGATTTTGGTTCCTATATTTGTCGGTTCGAATCCGACTAGCCCCGTTCGCAGTAGTTAATATGCTGCAAAAATGTTCTTTTTTTCATAAGAAACACCTCTAGCCTTCTAGTCTAACTGAGACTGATTAAAGGGACTTCAAATATCCCGGAAGGAGTATCTGAAGTATCAGGAGTATTTCAGAAAACCTTTGTTATAGTTGGTGGTTAAGAACTGTAACAGTGCCAGTTTGGTTACCAGTATTGCCAACTGGTATCTCAGGAAGCTTAGTTCAGCGGTAAGAGCAACGGCCTCATAAGCCGTAAGTCCTGGGTTCGAATCCCAGAGTTTCCATTTCTTCTAAATGCCATTCATCCGTAATATGGGTGGAAAAAACTTCCAGTTGAGTGTGCGGATTAGATAAATTTAGGTGCGATACGGCGTAGCCTAAATGGATCTGATTTCCCAGCTGGTATATCTCGGAGTTAAAAATATTAACGCAGCGCACGTTAATAAAAGGAGTTTTCAAGAGATGCTGCCCAAAGACGCATAAAAATATCCAGTGAATCTACAGCACTAAAACTTGTAGATAGTGGAAAGCATAACACGATAAACCTATTGCTAACCCGGAAGAACCGGGTTATTCGGAAAGTGCAAGTAACTGGGAACGGGCTAGTCGACTAGGTCTTGATGGTTCGAATCCATCCTTTCCGATTGTTTGGAGACTGAAAGTTTGGTGGTAGGAAAAGCACAGAGCAGTGCGTAGGAATGTATAACCGATTTCCGAATACGTACTGTTTATCGGTGATATAGTGACTTCCTCTAGTAGTCAATAAGTGAACGTGCTGAAATGGTTCTTCCAAACATGTACATAGCAGGATAGAGAAGCGGAATCTCACATGGCTCATATCCATGGAAACGGCGGTTCGAATCCGTCTCCTGCAATTAATCCGTCTAGTGTTCAGCGGATTAAAACAAATTTTCAATACACCTTCTTTCTATGAATGTGGAACTCAACCCAATTGCTCTTTTGTTGGAGTGATTGACCGTTATAGGCGGGATATGAAACATAGCTCAGTGGTAGAGCAATGATATTGAATATCATGTGACACAGGTTCGATTCCTGTTGTTTCTATCTGGCAAATTGCCATTGCCAGAAGTTGCATTTTCCCCCTAAAGTTCCAGTGTTTCTCGTTGGGAGATTCATGCCGTTCAAGTCGGCACACTGGATTTTTCTAAATCGAGGTAATTTATGAACGAAAAAAGTTGCAAGAATTGTAGAAAACATGATGACTTCACATGGGTTTGTTTCAATGGCGATAGCGAATATTGCGCAGACTTTACGGAACCAGAGTGCTGTTGCGAGTTTTGGGAAGGAAAAGAAGATGGAAATATGCGGTAAAGAAATCAAAGATGAATGCTCACATTGTGGAAATATCCTTGAATGCGAGTTATTCCGGCAAGGGCATGGAATAAAACAGGAACGCGAGAATGTAGCAAAGATGATTGAATGCCAAATGAAGCACAGGGAGAGGAGGGAATTTGAATGCTAAATTTACTTGATAAACGCAATTGCCCTGTTTGCGGTGGAATATTGAAATGTGAAAATGCCGATTTCACAAACCATTTTATAGAAAAAGGACTCTTTTTAAATGTGACATGGCAATGCACCAATTGCGGCGCTGAATATATTGCAAAACTTGAATTAACCCCAAACGGATATGAGGTGCAAGACCGTGAAGCACATATTGATGTAGAGGATAATTTTTCAGCCGAAAAATTTATGCTTGGAAGAAACAATTTTCGAAGACAGAGGTGGTAAATATGAAATTTGAGGATATGGCAAACTGGACAGTAGATCAGCTGAAAGAAGAAGTTGTCCGACTGTCTGAAGAATGTGAGAAGAAACAGCATATAATTCTGGATTATAAACAGTTATCAGAAAAACTTAACCAAAAGCTTCTTGAAAATGATAATTGGAAGATTCCGATTGATGGAATTGAAAATGTAGATACTGGTCATCCATCTATAGAATGGTATGAACAACGCCACCAGGATGACTGTATTAGAATCAACGAGTTAACTGTTACTGTTGACACATTGGTTGACCGATACGCTAATTTAAGGAAAAACAAAGGAATGTGCTGATATGGGTGAAAAAGACGAGTTAAAGCATTTCTTTACATGTAATGGAAAAGTTATTGAAACAATACCAGAGATTTCAATTTCGGATGGCGTTGTTATCGAAGGCGGTATTCTTCACAGAAATGAGGACGGTACACTTTGTAGCATAGGCAAGCCGTTAAGTATTGAACTTGAATGTAAATTAAGTAATGAACTATTTTGGACACTAGTTGCCCCAAATCGAATAAACCAGAATAATTTCCGAAAAAAGCATGGAATTCCGAAACGGAGGAAAATTAATGGATCAAGAAAAAACAAAAGGTTGTCCAGAATGGAAGACACAAGTACAACAGGCACCTGCCAAAGAAATTGTTGACTTTGCAAAAGCACATCCATGCGATTATATGAGAAAATGCTTAGAGCAATATCCGTATTGGGGAAACCAAGACAATGGTTTTAATAGGAAGAAATTTAAGGAGATTTTTAATGAGCATTAAGTCAGCATTAGAATCCGAAGGGATAGATTTTTCTGAATACATGAACCCACCCGAGCCGTGGAATGGACAGGCATTGATACGGAATATTAACGGAACGAAATACGCCTGTTGCCCTTTTTGTCAGAAGAAAGCACTTTTGATTAGTTCAGAGACGAAGATTCAGCACTTGAAACTGAAATGTAAGGGTAGTAATTGCAAGAAAGAGTTTGAGGTGAATGTATGAGTACTTGTTATGATTGTGCGTGTTCAAAAATTGAAACAGACGGCATTCTTAAAGCTATTGATTCTATAAAAGTGCCTGATGAAGATGTTATTAAAACAGTTGCCAGCGATGCGGAAGAGCTTCAAAAGACTAAACCTGTGGAACTGGACGAACTTTCGGAAGAAACCAAGTTTAGAATTTATAAATTAATTGTAAATGAAATTGGAAAGCATTTTTACAATTGCGAGATGCGCATGTCATATAAAGATTTTATACTTGTTGAGGATTGTATCAGAAAAGTTTTGCAAGGAGAACAAGATGAACACAAAACGGATTAAATGTATTTTGACAGGTGGATGTAAGTTCAAAAGTTCTGATACAGAATCTAAATGTAATGACAAAGAAAAGACTTGCACTATTACAGAAACTTGCTACAAATGTAGGAAGAAGTACGCTGCCATATTTACTTACAAACAGTTAGGGGTTCCGGATTGAGGTGAATGTATGAAAGAATTAATCAGCCATGTTCCGATTGAAATTACTGATCTTGGAATGGAACTTTATGCTCAAATTGAGATTGAAGAAATTCTTCTCACATCATATCCACCAATCCAAAAAACTATTTTAAAATTCATCACTGATTTCACCGTGCCCAGATTTGGAGATTATTCGATAAAAATAAAAAATGATGATGCGGTGATAAAATGTTACGTCGAAAACACTTTAGGCACTTTCATTCAGAAAGATGCAGGTGAAAGAACTGTTGCCGAATGGCATAAGGTTATAACACGTTCAGAAAAGCATGGAAGAGACAATCCGCTGAATTGCCAAATACTTCCACTATCACCTTGCCAAAATGCAAATAAGATATCTGAATGCGACCATGATTTTGAAAAATGCAAGATATCTAATCCTTATAATTATGATTTTGATGAATTTAAGTCATGCAACACTAATCAACGTTTCCATCCGTATTATTGTAAGAAGTGTGGGATGCTTATTTTGAAAAGAGTAGTTGATAACGCACGAGGAACAGACAAATTTTTGTGGGAGGATAAATAAATCATGAAAAATGCATGGAAAGTATTATTAATTTCACTTGTAGGAGTTATAGCAATTGCAATATTTGGAATCTTTGGAGTACAGAGTTTCCAGAATCATGCAATATCATTGGAAGAACAGGTAGAATCAGCATCATCAGACATTAAGATACAGGAGAAACGTAGAGTTGATCTGGTGTACAACCTTGCGGATTGTGTGAAACAATATGATAAGCATGAGAGTGAAACATTAAAAGCTATTGTTTCTGGAAGAACTTCTGGTTCAAACGATATTGAGAATGTTACTACTGCAATTTCAGCTGTGAGTGAAGCATACCCGGAATTAAAATCTTCTGAGAACTACAAGCAGCTCATGACAGAACTTTCTATGACAGAGAATCTTATTGCAGAATACAGAGAGAACTACAACAAGTCAGTCAAATCATATCGCAAATATGTAAAAGCATTTCCTCAGAGATCATTCTTGAATATGCTTGGATATGACAAAAAAGAATTTGAATTACTCGATTTTGATGCACCAGAATCAGCACCACAGAATTTATTTGAGGAATAGCTATGAAGACGAAAAGAGGTTGGAATTTTGGAGAATTTGAGATAACAAGAAGAGAGATTATCGCTAGTATTTCAATTATTGCAATAATGCTTCTTATTGGAGTATTAATTTCTTCCAAAATATCCGACTGGCAGATAAACCAAAATGATAAATACAATAAAGCAGTAAAGATTGAGTCCGCGGATTTATTTCAGTATGGAATGGAAACCAATATTGGAAATGCTTTTGTATATGGCAAATTAAAGGCTGTAGATACAGTTACTTACCCCGAAATCGGTGGCAAATACATTTATGTTAAGAAAGTAAAAGAAAAATACACCATGCATACCAGAAGAGTTTCACATGGTTCTGGAAAGCATAAATATTACACCACAGAAACGTATTGGACGTGGGATTATGTAGGAAAAGAAAGCAAGAAAGCTAAAAAGATAAATTTCTGCGGAATTGATTTCAAAAGTAATAAAATTGTTCTTCCAGATGATGAGTACATTGATACGGTAAAAGAGTCAAGCCGTATCAGGTATAAGTACTATGGAGTTGGAACAAAGTACAAGGGAACAATCTTTACGTTGTTAAAAGACAAAACAATCAGCGATAAATCAGTGTTTTACAATAATAGAAATATCAATGAAACAGTTGAACATTTAGAATCCGATATGCCGTTAATATTGTTTAGAATCGGTTGGATTTTACTAACCGGATTGGCAGTATTTGGATTTTATTACTTAAATAATGATTGGTTGGAATAAAAAAAGTCAGAGAGCCACATGAGAGCCAGACCAAATCCTAAGAAGAAAGGAGGTCTGGCTCTATTTTTATGGGAAAAATTACAGAAGGCTCGCTTGAATGGTATCGGGCAGTGCTAAATCAAATTATCAATAGTGACATGACAATCTATCAAAATCAAAAAGATTGCCTCGATTTGCTCTTAAATATGAATATTGACCTTCCTTTCGACAAGAACCAAGAAGCACGGAAAATGGCTATGAAAGTAAGTCAATACTCACATAACATAGCAGAGAAGTGTGCTGCATTAACTGGTAGTGGTGACTTTGACGATATCTACTGGCAGTATTTGTTACTGGAAGCGCAGAATTATCAAGTAGACAGTGGATTGTTATATCTTGAAAAAAATCGTATTCCAAAAGAGCGTTTTTACGAACCAAGAAGAAATGTATTTATGCAGCATAATATTATAGGTTCACTTCAAGACTTGATGGATGACAAACTGGATATATTTGCATTGAGCGTACCGCCAGGTTGCGGAAAATCTACGCTAGAAGATTTCTTTCTTTCCCTGGTCGGTGGATGGTTCCCAAACGATTTTAACCTGTCATCCGCACACAGTAGTATTTTGACACGTTCCCTTTATGATGGTGTTCTGGAAATTATTAATGATCCAGTAGAATATACGTGGAGTGAGATATTTCCAAACATTGATTTAAGTAAAAAGACAAGTAATGCAAAAGAAACAACTGTAAATCTTGAAAGAAATGGTCGTTTCAAAACATGGACATTTAGATCAATTGATGGTTCTTTGACTGGTGCTACACGTTGTAACAGATTTCTTACAGCGGATGACCTTGTGTCTGGTATCGAAGAAGCATTGAATAAGAGCCGACTTGATACATTATGGACGAAAGTAGTAAATGATCTTCGCTCACGTAGACTTGAGGGATGCAAGGAATTTTATATAGCTACAAGATGGTCGGTACATGACCCTATAGGAAAACTACAGCAATTATATGAAGGGAATCCGAGGGCTAGATTTATTGCAATACCGGCATTAACAGATGATGGAAAAAGCAACTTCTTATTTACAGTAAATGGTTTTTCGAAAAAATATTTTAATGATGCAAAGGAATCAATGGACGAGATTTCTTTTAACTGTTTGTATCAGCAGAAACCAGTAGAGCGTGAAGGATTACTTTTACCACCAGATAAATTGAAAAGATTTTTCTTTGATAGAGAAGATGTTCCAGATGGCTGTACAGATGAATATGTAGTTATGCCAAAAAGAGAGCCGGATGCTATATGGGCTGTATGCGATACAAAGGATAAGGGAACCGACTTTGAATCACTTCCAATTGCATATCAATACGGAGATAAGTTTTTTATTCCAGATGTTGTATTTGATGATTCAACAGATTATGACATATTGGATAAGAAAACAGCTGATATTTTGATTAAACACAATCCTCACATGATTCGCTTTGAATCAAATAATGTGGGAGGGCGTGTTGCACATAATATTCAAAAATTGATTGATGGAAAATGCAGAGCGAAAATCGAACCAAGATTTACACAATCCAATAAGGAAACCAAAATTCTTGTAAACTCAAATTATATTATCAATAATTTCTATTTTTTGCATCAAAGTCAGTATAAACCAAAATCAGATTACGGATTGTTCATGGCAAATGTAACAACTTATACAACAAGAGCAAAAGTGCCACATGATGATGGGCCAGACAGTTTAGCAATGATGTCCGAGTACGTTCAGAATCCATTAGGAGGAACCGCAACAGCAACACAGAATCCACTTTGGGGAAGGAGATAGAGTATGATGACTACAGCTCAATATTTACGACAGATTGAAAATTATGATAACAGAATCAAAAACAAGCTTATCGAAGAAGAACAGCTCAGTTCTCTTTCCACAAGTGTATCTGCAATTCCAGTCGGGGAAAAGGTGCAAACTTCTGTAAAACGTGATCCGATGGGAGATATGATTGCAAAGATATTTGATCTGCGAGAAGAGATTTCAGAAATGATATCTGAATTTTTACAAAAAAGACAAGAAATAGTTCGAACTATAGAACAGGTTGAAGACCCGTTGCTATACGACATACTATTTAAGCATTATGTTGAGTACAAATCTTTGGTTCGCATTGCAGATGAGATGGGTTATTCAGAGATTCACATTAAAAAAAAGCATTTAAAAGCCATAGCAGAAATAAAAAAGATAAAAGGTTTTGAAAGATGATACCGAAGTATACTGAATGATACCGCCAATATGTGTAAAATATAAAGTAGAGCATTGGATTGAAATATCCAGTGCTTTTTATTTTGCAGAAAGGATGGTTCAGCTCGTGAGAAATACAATGAATTTTGTAGATTTATGCCGAGGTGAGTTCGGGCGAAAAGTAGCCTACACAGGTGTTGACCGAATCACTCCACAAAATGTAGTAAAAGTAGTATCAGATACAATTGGCATACATAATAGAAACCGAACATTGATTGATTACTTGTATCGGTACATGAAAGGCGATCAGCCGATATTATACCGAAATAAAATAGTCCGTCCAGAAGTTAATAATAGAGTGGTAGAAAATCACGCATTTGAAACTGTAAAATTTAAAGCTGGACAGATTTGTGGAGAGCCAATCCAGTATGTATGCAAAAAGAAAAATGCAGATGAAAAAATAAATGAGCAAGTTGACCTTTTAAATGATTATCTGGATGAAGCCAATGCAGATGCAAGAAACATCCAAAGGGCAATATACCAGAGCGCAACAGGAACTTCATATAAGGCTATTCTGAAAGAAGAGGACTGGACAAAAAACGGAGATTTACCACCGTTTAGAATCTTCATTCCATATCCAGGTGATTGTTACATTGTATACTCACAGAGAAATGGGAAACCAATGCTTTCCGTGCAGATTTTAAAAGATGAAGATGAACAGCAATATTATTTATGTTATTCAAAGAACCAGTTTTTTGAAATCAAGAATGGAAAAGTAACCAACTACGGCATCAATGGTTTTGGCGGGATTCCTATCGTTGAATGTCCGAATAATCACGACAGACTTTCAGATGTTGAAATTGCAATCACCTTATTTGATGCAATTAATAAATATCAGTCTGATAGATTAAATGGCGTTGAACAGTTTGTGCAAGCCTTTATGAAGTTTAAGAACTGCGAGGTAGATGAAAACGAGTTTTTGAAAATGGTAAAACTTGGTGCTATCTCTGTTAAAGATACTGGAAATGGCTGTCAGTCAGATGTTGAACTGATGACCGCTGAACTGAATCAATCAGAGAGCCAGGTTGCAAAGGACGATATCTACAATAATATGCTGATTGTGGAAGCAATGCCAAACCGCCAAAGCAATAGCGGAGGAGATACAGGAAATGCCGTATACCTTCGTAATGGATGGGACTTCGCAGAGAGAGATGCAAAATTGGTAGAAGCATTCACGAAGGAAGCTGAAAAGGAATCTGCCAGAATCATTCTGAATATTATTCGCGGCACATCAAATGATGTTAATATCTCAACGCGAGATTTCGATGTAAAGATAACCAGAAACCCGACAGACAATATGCTTGTAAAAGCACAGGCACTTGATTATCTGTTCAAAAATAAAATTCATCCGCTTATTGCACTGATTACTTGTGGGCTATTTAGTGATCCACAGAAAGTTTATGAAATGAGCCTTCCTTATCTCGGAACAATTTATCCAGAACTGGCAGACCCAAAAGCAGAAGTGCAGAAAGCACAGCAATTACTTGACGGAAAGTTTCAAAATCCGTCCAAAACAGAACCAATGGAAAATTCTCCATCTAACGAAGAATGAACCAAATTTCGATTATTTAAGGAGTTTTAGAGAAATCTAAGGCTTCTTTTTTAATACCCAAAATCAAATAAATTGCAACAGCCCGTGAGCGTAAATCGGGTACAGACCATGTGCGGAGCGAACCGTGTTGAAAAAGCGTATTGGACTGGAAGAAAGGAGATTTCAATGACAAGAGAACAGGCAAAACAGGCACTTATCGGTATGGGAGTTGCAGAACCTTCCGAGGAACAGGTTTCTAAGCTTCTTGATTCTATTTCTGCTGAAACTAAGAAAGAGAAAGACAAAAATGTTTCTCTGAAGGAAAAAGCTGAAAAAGCAGATTCCCTGGAAAAAGAGTTGGAAGAGTTGAAAAAGCAGAACATGACCGAAGCAGAACGGCTAGAAGCTGAACGCAAGAAAGAAAAGGAAGCAGTGGATAAGGAGTTAGCTGATTTGAAAGCTGCGCTTGCAGAATCCAACAAAAAAGCCCTTACCAGTGAAATTACTTCTATGTTCGCAAATGCAGGACTTTCAACCGAAACATACGCGAGTGCTATTAAAGCATACGCATCTGCACCGTATGAGAAACCAGAAGATGCAATGAAAGAAGTCGAAACTTTTGTTAAGGGAGTTTCCGCAGAAAATAAAGCAACACTTGATACCGCAAAAGCCGCATGGGAGAAAGAAGCTCTTGAAAATACTCCGAATCCCGGAGGTGGTAGCGGTGGAAAAACTACAGTAAAAAGTGATGCTGCTGAATTTGCAAAAGCTTACTCAGCAAAAATGAACCAGGAAACCAAATCAGCGGACGATAACGCCCCTGTAAATATTTAAGTAAAGGAGATATAAAAATGGCTTTTATGAAAACAGAGCAGTATGAGTCCACTCCAAATATTCTCGAATCCGAGGTTGGGCTTGTACTTAAAACCTACACAGCAGATCAGACGAATGCTGAAACAGTTGGAACTAAGAAAATTATTAAAGCAGGTTCCGTATACCCAACAAATGCGACAGGTGCAATCGGCATTGTATTTGAAGATGTTGATATGACAGATGATGCTAAGAGACCAATTTCTGTGATTGTTGCAGGCCGTGTTCTCGAAAAGAGACTTCCAGTAACAGTTGACACTACTGCAAAAACAGAGCTTGAAAAAACTGGAATTGTTTTTGTAGTCACAGAAGACCCAGTATTTTAAGGAGGTATGACAAATGCCATTTAATGTATTAGAAACAATCACAGAGGAAGAGAGACTTAATTTCTCCCAGAGTTTTGATGTAAAAAGACCCGGCATCCTCGGTACCATTTTCCCGGATACAAAAACCCAGTATCTGAAAGCAGAGTATTACAGACTTATGGCTGGACAGCGACTGCCAGAGGTAGCTTTTGTTCACGCACTTGATACCGAAGCAGAAATCGGTTCCAGACCTGGCTTTGAAAAGGTATTGACCGAGAAGCTTTTCATCAAGAGGAAAATCAATCAGTCTGAGAGATTACAGCAAGCTATTGAAAATGGTGTTCCAGATGACAATAATCTCAAAAAATTTGTATTTGACGATGCAGCCAATCTTTTTGAGGGCGTAGTAGCAAGGGCGAATGTAATGAAAGGCCAGTTCCTTTCCACTGGTATTGTAAAAATTAAGGAAAATCATGTGGATATGAGCATTGATTACGGCGTTACATCTGATGCAAAAGTAACACTTACTGATTGGTCTAAGCCAGACGCAGATATCATGGGCGATATCTCAAAAATGGTATCCATTGCAGAAGATAACGGATATGTGGTAAACAAAGCTCTTACTTCTCTTAAGATGATTAATTACATGCGGAACAATACTGCAATGCAGACCGCGGTTCTTGGAGCTGCAAACAAACGTCTTCTGACAAAACAGGAGCTTACAAATCTGCTTATGCAGGAGTACGGATTCACAATTGATCGTTGTGATGAAAAATATCGTTACAGAAAAGCAGACGGAACTCTGAAAACTGGAAGATACTTCAAAGAAGATGTGTTTACTCTGTATGAATCAAATGCAAATGGTTCCTTTGGTTCCGGTCTTTGGGGCGTAACTCCAGAAGAACTTGAATACAGACAGTTTATCCAGGAAGAGAATCGTTCCTTTGTTACTCTTTCCATGTGGGCTACACCAGACCCAGTTGCAGTATGGACAAAAGCATCCGGTATGTTTGTTCCTGTTGCACCAAAAGCTAACGGCGGTATCGTTATCGGTACCAAGGCGGGGGAATAACCGGGCATAGTCTCGATGAAAACAGCCAGTCACCATCTGTAGCAAGTGTGAATGATACATCAACACACAAGTATACAGAAAACGAGTTGTCTAATATGACTGTATCTCAGTTAAGACAACTTGCAAGTGATAACGGCTATGCCCTAGCAGCAACTAATAAGGCTGGAATAATATCAGAGATTTTATCTCAGCAAAGGTAGGTGATTAAATGGACGAACAGCTTATAGAGGACTTGACAAATTATCTTGAAGATGATGCAGAAACTGCGAGGATGATTCCTCTTTCGGCAAAGAGGGCTATTCGTTCATTTAAGAAGAAAAGGAATTATCCTTCATCTTACAGTGATGAGAAAATAAATTCCGATATGGAAAACTGCTATGATTGCATATTTGATTTGGCTCTTTTCTTCCTGGTGAAACAGGGAGCTGAATTTCAAGAATCACATTCCGAATCTTCTGTAAACAGAAATTGGACTTCTGAAACTGAAATATATGTAAATCATGGTGTTTTTCCATTTATCGGATTCTAAGATGGTGTGTGCGTGATACGTCAATCCTCCCACGTATCGCAGGGGTGCTTCAAATTAGGTGGGTAGAAGCAATATCTAAAAAATGGGAGTGATGGAAAGGAATAGCGATGGGATGTGAACACGAGTGTATCAACGAACACCGCTTGAAAGAATTGGAAAGTGCCGTCCATGAGATGAAAGAAAAGCATTCCAAAAGGGATGGAGTTTTTTTTGAACGTATCAATGCTTTGGAACAGAAAATTGCTTTATACAACAATGACCTGGGACACATTAAGGATACAGTTGACGAAATGAACGACAATTTAAAATCACTCATGGAAAAGCCAGGAAAGTTACAGGACAAAATAATTGCTTATGTCATAACTGGCATAATTGGTATTGTTTTAGGCTTTGCCCTAAAAGGCATTTTCCCGGTGTAAATATTGATTCCACTAACAGGGAGGACAGTGGAATGGATGATTATAAAGACTTTTCAGAAGATGAAAGAATCTTCTATTTGCGTGAAGCTGGATTTGATTCCAGAGAAAAGGAGTTATTCCGATTGCGTGTCTATGAAGAAAAAACGCTTGCAGAAGCTTCAGAAATCATGGGCTACAGCACGAGAACCGTAGACCGCATAAACAGAAAATTAAAAAAGAAAATTATGAAAGTTGCCCCGATGTATTGTCGGGGCTTTTCTTTGTATTAATAGAAAATGGCGTATTTATGGCGTTATCATGGCGTGTTAATCAACCTCTTATTATTGTAAAATATAGTTATAAAAACAAGGGAGGTTTGAGATATGCAGTATGGTAATCCGTATTTTGCACAACCATTTCAACAAATACAGCCGTATCAAGATAGATTAGCACAATTACAGAATAGTTATCAGCAGGCAATGCCATACGGGCAGGCGCAGATTCAGCAACCAATACAACAAATGCCACAAGTACCACAAATCCCCATGTTGCAAGGACAGATGGTCGATGGTATTGATACCGTAAAGGCAAAAGACGTAGATATGTCTGGAAACCCTGTTTATTATCCAAAAACAGATGGAACAGAAATATATAGAAAACAATTACAGGCAGATGGAAGAAGTAGAATTTTTGTTTATCGACTTATAAATCCGGAAGAACAACAGCAACCAAAGGCAGAAGAAAAACCAATTGACATAGAAGCTATGTTTAATCAGCTTCGGAACGATGTTTGTTCTGAGATTTCCGAAATAAAGAGTATGTTTCCGACACAAATGTCGGGAACACCGGAACTCAAGCAGAATGGAGGTAAACAGAGATGAATTTTAGTCCAAACGCCATGATGAAAAAGCAATTTGAGAAAATGATTACTCAGAGGTTCGGAAGTGTTGATAACATGATAAACGATATGAGTAAATTTGCAGGGAATAATCCAACATTAAAAAATGCGTTGGATTTATACAAAAAAGGTGATACAGACCAGTTGCATCAAATACAGCAAAATGTATTTAATGAAAAACACTTATCACCAGATGGAATTATACAGAAATTCCTTGGATTATAACACTTCCCCATAATTGGGTGATTAAGAATCGCTACAATTTGGGACGACAGCCGCGGATGTCTCCTATTGTAAATAAAATTTAAGGAGACTAAAAACATGATGAATGGTTCAAATTACAGCCTTAGCGACATTGCAGCTGCTACAGGCTCTAATAACCGTGCCAATGATATGTGGGGCGGTGATGGCTTTTCACTTATCTGGCTCGTCCTAATCTTCGCAATCTTCGGCTGGGGAGGTTTTGGCGGCTGGGGCGGCGGCTTTGGTGGTAACGGTGGAAACGGTGCGAACGGTGCCGGCTTCCAAGGATGGGCTACCCGTTCAGATATTAATGAGGAATTCGCCCTTAATGATATTCAGAATGGTATCAGAGGTATTCAGCAGGGTATCTGTGACAGCACATATTCTCTTAACAATACCATGCAGAGTGGCTTTAATGGTATGAATGTCGGAATGCTTCAAGGCTTTAATGGCGTTCAGCAGGCAATCAATGCTGATACTGTAGCCGGTATGCAGAATACCAACGCATTACAGTCTCAGTTAGCAAATTGTTGTTGCGAAACAAGAGAAGCAATCCAGGGCATCAATTATAACCTTGCCACTAACACTTGTGCTCTCCAGAACACAATGAACAACAACACAAGAGACCTTCTGGAAAACCAGAACAGCAACACAAGAGCAATCCTTGACTTCCTGACTAACGATAAGATTGCAACATTACAGGCAGAGAACTCTGATCTGAAACGTGCTGCATCCCAGGATCGCCAGTCTGCATTGCTTACAACAGAGATGTACGCACAGGCTCAGAGATTAATCAATGCAATCAACCCGGCTCCGATTCCTGCATTCCAGGTTCCAGCTCCATATGCATACGCAGGATGTAATACATATGGTAACGGTTGTTGCTAAGTAACTCACCCTTAGAGGTTGACTAAATTCTAAGAGGTGGGTTGCGGCTCACCTCTTATTTTGATTGAGAGGTAGAAATATGAGTTGTAAAAATGTTTGTAAGCTCTGCAACCGTCTTGTAATAAGCCAAGCTGTTGCGTTTACAGGAGGTAATCTTGTAATCACACTCCCAGCAGGCAGTTACAACAATGGAGAGAAATATTGTATTGTTGTTGCACAAAGTATACCAGAAGCCACTACAATTACTGCTCCGGTAATGATTCAGATAGGAACAGGAACAACTTTGTATCCGCTAGAAAATCGTTGCTGTGCACAGATTACGGCTTGTGGAATAAGAACCAGAACGAAGTACGCAACCAGAGTAGCTACAAGTGCAACTGGCGGAGTATTCAAGATGTTAGGAAATCCGGCTTGTAGTCCGAGCAACAATTTGAAAGCAATTAATGGTACAGCCCCAACGACAGAAGCACCTGTTACGCAGGCTGTTAGAAAGGGGGCACTGTAATGCATAAAGTTGCAATGGAAATGGGAAAATGGGCTATGGAAAAAGCAAAAACACATGGCTTTGATAATCTCAGCGCTCAAGACTGGGACGATCTGAAAGACTGCATGGAAGCGGTTAAATGTGCAATTTGCGCTGACAAAGATTATCGTATTGTAGAAGCCATGGATGAATGCGAACAGGAAGAAAAGTATCTTGGACGCATGGGATATGACCGTTACCGCTATTCAAATGGGCGTTTCGCTCCAAAAGGTAGGGGAACCAGAAAAGGATATAGACCATATCTGTATATGCAGGATGACGACTGGATGGATGAGTATTTAAACAATCCAGAATTTGAGCGCAACATGTACCGCATGGGATATCATCCAGACCGTAGTGATATGGAAATGGGTGACATGAATCGGAAGAAATCCAGATATGGCGAATCCTATGATAGATATGATGAGAATCGTAGGCACTATCATGATTCTAAAGACACGGAATCCAAAAGAAAAATGGATGATTCCATGAAGGAGTACACATCTGACATTATCCGTAATCTTACAGAGATGTGGTCAGATGCAGACGCAACGCTCAGACAGTCGATGAAAGCTGACCTGACCAGACTTGTACAGCAGATGAACTAGAGCAATAAATGAATTAAGTCCTTGTCGCAAATTAATGCGGCAGGGGCTTTTTTCGTAGAAAGGATGGTGAGAAACCATGCTGAAACAATTCTATATGAATGGGGACTTATGGAGAGTACGCTTTGTTTTTCCCAATGATAATGTTTTGATTGACCGTACAGAGCAGAGGACACTTGCTGTATCTGATTACTCCACAATGACAATTTCTATTGCAAACAACCTACATGGCGAACTTCTAAATCGTGTATTTATCCACGAATTAGGGCATTGCGTGATGTTCAGCTATGGTTTACTATCAGAGCTTCACCGTATGGTTAAGAAACGATATTGGGTGGATGCAGAGGAGTTTGTATGCAATATTCTGGCAGACTATGGACAGTTTGTTATTGGCACAGCCAGAGATATTTTAGGAAACCAGTTCACATATGTAGCTCCCATTGGGGCAGAAAGGATGATTGCGTAAATGGCAAAAGCAGAAAACACAATTATTTTTGATGGCATTCAGTATAATCCCGGTGATGAATTGCCGGATTTAGGCAGTTGGGTATGTACAGATGCAAAAGGCATGGTTCGTGATTACGAGGGACTTTCAAAAGATGTATCAAAGCTCCCACATTATGTACAGAGCGGTTCTTCGGCGTTGTGCCTTGATACCTCTGAATTATACGAGTATCACAAACCTACAGACACATGGTACAGGTTGTAAAGGAGAAGCGTATGGCATTAACAGCAAAAAAAGTATATGCAATATTAAAACGCCAGATTTCCGATATGGAATCACAACTGAATCATCCAGTTAGATATAAAGGAACAGTCGCTACAGCAGATTTACTCCCACTAAATCCAGCTATTGGTGACATGTACAATATTGAACAGAAATCAATATATGGCGAAGCAGGAATGAATGTTGCGTGGAACGGAGTAGTATGGGATACCATGGGCGCTCCGATTGATATGTCACTTTACATTAAAACGAACGAATTGGCAGATTGGGCAAAACAGCAGAATAAGCCAACATATACAGCGGATGAAGTTGGGGCACTGCCAGATACTACATTAGTTCCTAGTAAAACAAGTGAACTGCAAAATGATTCAGGATTTCTTTCCGGAACAGATAAGACCCTGAGCGTTTCCGGAAAGGCCGCAGATGCCAAGACCGTAGGCGATAAACTGAATAAAATAACTGAAATTCTAAATGCAAACGAGATAAATATTGAAAATGCATTATCCAATTATTTTGCGCTCAGAAGAACCGGGAAAGTGTTTACCACAAAAATCTATAAATACGAAACATCCACAAGTCCAATCGGTGTGAAAATGAATGCCAACGAGAACATGGTCGCAGAGCCATCTGTAGGCAGGAAAGAGGGCAGGGATGATTACGATCAGTATGGTTTATTCCATCATTTTACCTGCAATTTTTCCGTGGACGAGGACGGATTTAACCATGTAGACGTTTTGGAGGGACAAACCGGATTTTCGAAATATGGGAAAGTGCAGGTAGGAGAAGTTACGATGAGCGCATGGTTTGGCATCGAAGATACAGAAGAAGCAATCCTCTATCATTATTCTGATGCCCAAACAGAACTGACACCGTATCCGATGAAAGAATCCATCAATCCGGACGGAACGATCAGCCCATTTATGATCCATGCCAAGTATGCGGCAGGAGATATTGATGGGGTACCATATTCGTCTAAAGGGCTAGCACCAGCCAATGGTGGCCAAGCGATGCAGGCTAGAAATCCGGTCAGTTATACCGGAATGATTGCTTACATGCACAAACTTGGTAAACATTATTGCGGCACAACGAGTTGGGATCTGTTTTACAGGCAGCTTATGATGATCATCAAATACGCAACCACACACAGCCAGAGTGTTATGGCTGGATGCACCTCATACAACAACCAGGATCGGAATCTGGTAGAAGAAACCGGAGTAATGAGAGTTGTGCTGACAAAAGCACAGGCGAATTTCTACCCCGTTGGCTCCTACGTTTCTATTGGTGATATCGGAGCCAATACAAACAGATACCGATACTACGAATACATGCACAACAAAGCTTATAGTGTTAAAGTTGTAAAAACCGAGGATGTAGATGAGAGCAATACAGCGGTATATGTGGATGCATCGGAACCGTTTGACACAACACTAACCACATGGATATCATCAATGCTGTGGCGTAGTGGAGTGACAGATGAGGTAGCTGGTTCTGACGGATCGCCAAACAGCAACACCAGTGGAAAATACCCGTACAAAATTCAGGGTATCGAGACCTGCATCGGAGCCTACGAAGTCCTCGGAAACGTAGTCATGGATATTGTTACAGGTGTAGATGGGAATCCGGCCAGAGATGTCTACGTATGCGAAGATGCAAGTACACTAACGAGTGATATTACAACGATACGCGAAAGCTATAAAAAGGCTATCGCACAGGTAGCGTACACAAATGCATCCTGGGAATATATCACAGGAGAAACAACAGACCCAAACCTCGGAATTATGATACCTACGAAAGTAGGTGGAGGAACATCGACTGGATTTGCTGATGGAGTGTATACAGACACAAGTGCATCCGGACAGAGAGAATGGCTTTCGCTGGGCAATTTGAACGATGGCGGGCATGCTGGCCTCTGGGTTCTCCATGCGGGCAATGGCTTGACGAGCACGGGCTGGAGTATCGTCTCTGGCGTTTCTCCAAACGGCACCAGGGGTGAATGGCAGGCGACCGCCTGACAGATGGGCTTTCCCCTTATAAATAAATAACGGACTTGTAACGCTAAACGGGCGGTTTCCTTTCGGCTTTCGCTGGGCAATTTGAACAATGGCGGGAATGCTGGCCTCTGGATTCTCAATGCGAACAATGGCTTGACGAACACGAACTGGAATATCGTCTCTGGATTTTCTTGAAAATATTTGGATTCAGCGTTACATTTCGCTCCGCAGGAACGGAGTCACCTGAAAGCAGGTGCGTGGGGCATACCCCCAAAATACGATTGAAGCCACATCGCCCAGCTGGGAACCAAGAAACCTGACTGGACGGACACATGGCGCAGTAGGCCGTGGTGTGGAGTGAGTAGAAAAACCGAAAACTCCTGTATCAAGAAACGAGGATAGAAATTGAAACGATATTGTAAAAATATACAACTTGATAAAGATTGGATTATAGCCTGTATGCTGGAATGTTTTTCAGACAAATGGAAACGGCGTGACGTGGCAGGATTCCTGGCTGGATATCAGACCGGAAAACCGATGTCAGTCAGGGCTGTAAGCGGATTAATCCAGGAAAATAGAGGCAACGTGAACCTATTACTGGAAAGAGCAGCGGAAAACCTGACAAGGGAAATTAAAGAGCGTGATGTTCATTTCCCGGAAATACACTACTCCATGAGATATGATGGGAACTCTGGAAAACTCAGAGAGATAGGCGTGGAGAGCATAAAACAGCAGATTTACAACTATGTGGCTGTCAATGCTCTAAAAGAATTATTTGAAAGAAAGATAGGGAAATATCAATGTGCCAGTGTACCAGGGCGTGGCCAGGTATATGGAAAGAATGCAATAGAAAAATGGATACGGAAGAACCCGGATAAAACAAGAGCAGGAGCCAAAGCAGATGTGCGGCATTGTTATCCATCCATTAACACAGTAAAACTCATGAGTTTTCTGAGAAAGCAGGTTAAAAATGACGACCTGCTTTATTTGGTGGAGAAATTGATATCATCATACAAACAAGGGCTATCCATCGGCTCTTATCTGAGCCAGTGGTTATGCAATTACTATCTTAGTTTTGCCTATCATTATGCACAGCAAAAATTCTTTAAGGTGCAGAAAAGACGGGGACAAGAGAAGCGGACAAGATTGTTTTACAAAATTATCTTTTATATGGATGACATTTTAATTTTGGGATCACGAAAAGCAGACGTCAAAAAGGCCATGCTCATGCTGATTCGATTTCTTAGAGATGAGCTGGGCCTGGAGATAAAACCGAACTGGAAACTGTTCCAGGTTGACTATATCGGCAAAGACGGAAAGCATCATGGAGATTGCATTGATATGATGGGCTACAAAATATACAGAGATCACACAGAAGTTCGCCGGAGTATATTCATCAGGGCAAGACGGGCATATCTGAGATTAAGAAAACAAATACAGCACCATATGGAGATACCAATAGATCTGGCATGCCGTTGTGTTTCGTATTTTGGCTGGTTCAAAAATTCAGATTCCGATCACTTCAAAGGGAAGTATGGAATAGAACAACTAATGAAATACGCAAAAAGGAGGGTAAGCATTGAAAGCAAGATTCACAACAGAACAGCCAGTGTTCAGCTGGCAACCGCTTGATAACGGAATGGTTGATGTGACAATATGCCTTAACGGGAAGGAAGTCACAGAAGAAAACCAGCAGATGCTGGAAAAAGAACAGTATATTACTGCAACAGATACGTTCTGGGAGTATGATTTTCACCAATTCCGGGAAAAAGCGGAAGACATAAACCGTGAAGCTGTGGAAAAGAACCCAGAAAAATATCTGGAATATGAACCACAGAAAGAAAAGACATTGGAGCAAAAGGTTCAGGAACAGGAGGAAACGATCAAGATGTTGACTTCCTGCCTGCTGGAAATGTCAGAGGCAGTTTATGCGTAAATTATTAATCAATTTATTTTTACTAAGCATAGGAAAGGATGGTATTAGAATGATGGCAATGTTATGGGCACAGGAAATTATGAATCAGGAAACAGTAGAGGGCGCAAAGAAAATGTATGCAAGGGTTCCACGTCTCTTAAAAGAAAAGGTGAAGGATATTCTGATTCAATCTGGAATGAAGGAAATCACTGAATAAATGACAAATTTACAGATTATATAAGCAGGTAATTTCTATGAGAGGATTAGTCCGTCAAAAACAAAAAGTATATTGGTCACGAATATCCGAAAAGACAGAAGGATTAGACCGAATTAAGGTTTATGAGAAACCAGCTTTGTACTCTTTTTCCGTATCATCTACAGCCGGAACACCGGAAGAAATCGCAGCCGGAATAGTGCCAGATTATGACAGATACATTACAAGCTTTAATCGAAATTTTCACCCACAGGAAGCAGATATATTTTGGATAGACAGAATCCCACAAATAAGCGAGGATGGAAGCCTTATTTTGGACGAAAATGGAGAACCTACAGTATTGCCAGATTATGTACTAAAGAAGATTTTAGATACAAAAAAAGGCAATATTGCCAGATATGGAATTTCTAAGAGAGGAAACGAGGATGGGTAAGACAATAAAATGCGACTTATCAACGAAATCTATTCAAAATGCCCTCAAAAAATTAAAAGCTTACCAAAATGAACTACAGAGGAAAAATGAGATTTTTGTAAAACGATTGTCTGAAATCGGGTTGGATGTTATTCAAACGACCATGGAGTCAATCCCGGATGAAGAAAAAGGCTCTTACTATACAGAAATCATTAATGATCAAAACGGAAATATCGTCGGGGCTTCTGTTAGACTATCTGGTGAAAAAGTGTTGTTCATTGAATTTTCAGCAGGAATAACATACGGTATAAATGATTATCCTTTATCTAGTGGAAATTCTTACGGAATGGGAACATATCCTTCCAAAAAAGAAAAATCAGACTGGGACAATCCAAACGGCTGGTGGTACACAGACGAAAGCGGACGACCGCACCATTCATATGGAAATAGAGCGTACATGCCTATGTATCACGCAGAACAAGCCATTATTATTGCCGTTCGTAAAATTGCTAAAGAAGTGTTCTCTTCTTAAAGAAGATACCATAATATACTGAAAGATACTAAACAATTATGTTATCATTACAGTGTTAAATTGTAGCATAACATGCAATGCATTCACTATAAAGGTGAGTGCATTTTTTTATTGTGAGGTGACAGATATGCCGGACACAATAGAATCCCCTGTATTGGAAGTTTTTTCAAGGTGGGGAGCGGCTGTTTCTAAGATTACTGGCGCAGACAATTATTCCATGGACGGAAGTGAAACAAATGCTTCTGGTAAAAAGGCATATGCACAGCTTTATATGCTTGGAAATCCAATTACGAGAGGTGACCTTGAAGGGGATGAATGTGCAACAATGCCATCATTTCAAGTAAATTGTTTCACATCTGGTAGCAAAGCATTAACCAGAGTGTATGAATTGGACAAGATAAGTCACAAAGCTATGGTGAGCATGGGATTCCGTCGTACATATGGACCGGAGCTTATGTTTTTTGGTGACAGTGGAATCAAAAAGCTTGTAAGCCGATACAGCCGAATATATACAGGAACTTTATTAGATTAGGAGCAGAAATGCTTCTATTTTTTTACCCAAAAAATATGAAAGGAGAACATCGAAAAATGAAAGCAGACAAACTACTTTGGCTGAAAGCAGCAGGAATTAGAGCCGTAAAAACAGTCGCACAAACAGCAATAGCAACCATTGGAACCGCAACTGTAATCGGCAGTGTCGACTGGAAAATGGTTTTATCCGCATCTTTACTCTCTGGCTTTTTATCTCTGCTTACATCTGTAGCAGGATTACCGGAACTGAAAACAGACAAAGAAGAGTAGAAAGGCGGTGATCCGCTATCTCCCGGCACAGGGTTACGTGCATAAAAATTAAATTAAAGAAAGGAGCCTATTAAAATGGCAGATTTAACAACACTTGGCGTAACTTTTCATTACGGTGTTGAAACCGTTAAAGGAACGAAGCCAACTGCATTCACCTGGTTAAAAAGATGTAGTTCCATTGGTGGAATTTCTCTTGATACAGAACAGATTGACGTATCCGCACTCGAAGACTTCATTACACAGTACGCATCTGGTAGACAGGATACTGGTGGTACTTGGGATGTAACCTTCAATCTTAACGCTGATGTTATCACAGCATTAAAGAAGCTTATGACTGATACGGCAACAGGAAAGACAAAAGGATTTAGAGTTTGGTTTGAAGTTGTATTTCCAGACCTCGAAGATGCATTCTTTGTTATCGCAGACCCTGGAAAAAATATTCCACTGTCTGACATTGGGCAGAATGAAGCAGCAACAATTCCGCTGTCTCTCATTATTCAGGAATACAAAGGTCTTGATACAAAAGTTGTTTCCGAAGAGCTTGCACAGGCTTTAGACACCGCAAAAGCAGTAGCAGATTCCACAGGCGCAATGGCACTCAGCTAATAAATATATCTGGAGGATTATAAAATGGTAACTTTTAATGTACATGGAAAAGAATATAAGGTTGTATTTGGATATGGACTTCTTACAAAAACAGATGTGCTGGACAAGGTACAGGGGATTACAGATGGAAAAGAGAGAAGCCTTCAGAAGATGATTTCTCTTCTCCCAGAACTGCTTCTTGCCGGACTTCAAAAGAAGCACAAGGAAGAGTTTGGGTATGAAAGTGATTCTGAAAAAGAAGCTGCTCTTGATAAAGTCTGTGACCTTTTGGATGATTACGAAGATGAAGGAACTGAGGAAAATCCAAAAAACGGATTTGATTTATACCAACTTCTTGACAAAGAATTGGAGAAAAACGGTTTTTTATCCGGTCTGCTGAATGCAGTAGCAGAAGCACAGGCAGTGGAGAAGAATGCAACGAAGCTTCCGCAGGATCACAAAAAGAAAAATTAACTTTTCGAGAAGCTGTTTACCAAGAGATTCTTCCTTTATACCTCTCTATTGGCGTATCTAAAGAAGAATTTATGGATTCCACCCCAACAGAGTTAAAGCCTTATCTCGAAGCTGAAAAGATACGGCAAAAAAGAAAAGACGCTGAGCTTTGGCAAGCGGGCATTTATGAAACATCAGCCACATTCACAGCTGTTGCAAATGCTTTAATGGGGAAAAAATCCAAAGCAGAGTATTTGAAGAAACCTTTACTGGAATCAGCAGAGGAAGAAAAGCGTAAACAGGAAGGCATACTTTCCGAAGAAGAAAAGAAAAAACAGAGAAACGCACTTTTGGCAAGCTTGCAACTCATGCAGGCGAACTTTGAGCTTAACCATGAAAAGGGCAGGCAGGATGAATAAGTCTTGTCTGCCCTTTATTTTTTTGATTAAAAGGAGGTGTTTTTATGGCTGATAATACCATAGATACCCTTGATATACAAATTAGCAGTAGTACAGAAAAAGCAGTACGTGCGCTGACTAATCTTTCAAATAAACTCACAGAAGTTAATTCCGCATTAAGCGGAGTTAATACAAACGGATTACGTAGTTGTGTAAGGGAACTTGGAAAGCTAAAAGAACTTGATATAGGGAAAATGACAAGCATTGCTGATGGAATTGGAAAATTCTCAAATTCCATAAAGACAATGGGTGGAGTAGATTATAAAGGTTCTGGTCTGAATGCAGTTATCAACTCAATCAACAGGCTTAGCCAGGTTGATGTTAGTGGATTTGATTCTGGAAAACTTGGAGAAATAATCCATAAATTAAGCAATTTGGCAGAGATTCCAGATGTATCTTCCGGTGTTAATCGTTTTGTTAATTCAATGGCTAGATTAGCCAATTCCGGTGAATATATTGCGAATGTATCAGCTGAATTACCTGCATTGGGAAGTAACTTGAAATTTATCACAGAAAGCTTTATTGGTGTTGATGGAATTTCAGATTCCGTAAATAGGTTTGTTCAGTCAATTGCACAATTGGCAAGCGCTGGGAATAAAATCGGGCAAACATCAAGCCAACTTGGAACACTAGCGAATGAAGTATTGTCGTTCTTCAATGTAATGAAAACTGCGCCAAGAATCAGCGAAAATACAATAAGAATGACAGAAGCTTTGGCACAGTTAGCTACTGCAAGTGGAAAAATAAATAAAGCCACAAATTCTCTTTCGAATTCATTTTCGAGATTATCAAATTCCACAAACGGACTTGGAAATGCTGGGAAAAAGTTATCATCCATGATTGGAGCTGCTAGTTCTGCTTTAACTGGATTTGGAAATAATGCAAACGTAACTTCAAAAAAAGTTGGTTCATTAACTTCACAACTTGCCGGATTATATGCGAAATTCTTCACGGTGACAAGAGGAATTAAAGCACTTTGGAATTCTGTAAATTCTGCATCAGATTATGTTGAAACACTTAATTATTTTAATTCTGCGTTCGATCAAGTTACTGATGGATTAGATATCAGCAAATGGCAGAATGCAGGAGTAAAATCCGCAGAGGAATATGTCGGTTCCTTTGAAAAGCGTGCAAAAGAGCTGACAAAAAAAATGACCGGATTTGAAGTATCAGATGCAGGTGATCTGACTAGAACAAAAGGCGTGAGCCTTGGACTTGATCCAAAACAAACGATGAACTATCAAGCTACTTATGCACAGATGGCGTCATCAATGGGGGCAACAGCAGATGCATCAACTAAGGTTTCACAAGCTTTAACAGAAATCGGAGCAGACCTTGCTTCTGTAAAAAATCTTGAATTCAACGATGTTTGGAATGATATGGCTTCTGGCATAACCGGAATGAGCAGGGCACTTGATAAATATGGTATTAATATCCGTGTAGCAAATTTACAACAGGAACTTTATAATCTTGGAATTGACGCTACTGTATCAAGTCTAAGCCAGTCAGATAAAGCTATATTAAGAACAATTACAATATTGAATAGTTCTAAATATGCATGGGCTGATTTGGCTTCAACAATTAATCAACCAGCCAACCAGGCTCGTATGTTGAAATCTAATTTCGAAGCACTTGGTAGAAGTATCGGAACATTGTTCCTCCCTATTGTTGCAAAAGTACTTCCATATATTAACGGTCTTGTTATGGCATTGGAAAGAGCTTTTTCTTGGCTCGCAAAACTACTTGGCATTAAGCTATCGGATTATGTATCTTCAACTGGAAAAGCTTCAGTCGATATGGGAGATATTGCAGACAGCACAGATAATGCTGCATCCGGGCTCGACAATGCAAACGACAATGCGAAGAAATTACAAAAAACTCTTTCTGTTCTTTCCTTCGATGAATTGAACCAGTTGAATGATAACAAGACATCAAGTTCAAGTGGAAGCTCGGGCAGCGGGGCTCTGGGAAGTGCCCATATACCAGAACTGGACGCTGCTTTCGATAAAGCACTTTCTGATTATCAAAAAGCATGGGATCAAGCATTTGCAAATGTTGAGAATAAAGCGCAAACTGTATCTGATAAGATTATCAAGGCATTTAAACAAATCAGAAAGAATGCAAAGCCAACCACTGCCGCAATAAAGAAGCTTTATAATGAAGGTCTAAGCAGACTAGGAAATTTTTCGATTAATGCTTTGAAAAATTTGTGGAAGAATTACCTACAGCCAATCGGTAAATGGTCATTATCAAACAACTCAGGACTTCCAAGATTCTTTAACATTACAAATGATTTGCTGACAAAAATCAACTGGTTAAAGCTCCAAACTTCTTTAGAAGGATTGTTTACTATGCTCCAAAAGCCAACACAATTTGTTTGGACGGGACTTATGGATTTTTACGAGCATTTTCTCGTTCCAGTCGGAACTTGGACGATGAACGGCGCAATTCCACAATTAGTTGATGCGTTGACCAGTTTCGGAAACAACATTCATTGGGAAGAACTTAATAAATCACTGAAAAATTTCTGGGATGCATTGGCTCCATTTGCAAAGAATGTAGGACAAGGCATTGTGGATTTTTATAAAGATTTACTTAATGTCGGAGAGAATTTCATCAATTCAACTGTTCCTGGAGGTCTAAATTCTATCGCAGAAGCAATAAAAAATATAAGTCCCGAAACAGCACAAGCTATAGGAAAGAGTCTCGGCCAAATTTCTTTGGCGATTCTAGGATTCAAAGGATTAACCTTTATTGGTGGAATCATTGGAAAAGACAGCCCATTAGGAAAAGGACTTTCTTTACTGGCAAAACATCCTTATGCGTCAATGGCACTTGGCATCGGTGGAATCGTACTTGCACTTGATAATTTCGGAGTTATTGATGTTGACTGGGAGTGGATTTGGAGCAGTATTGACCGTGTAAAAACCTCAATACAGAATTTTATTGATAAGGTTGATTGGAATGCTGTTGGAACTGCTCTTGGAAATTTATGGTCTGCATTCCAACCATTTGCAGAGGGATTTGCAGATGCGTTGATTGATGCATTTACAGCCTTAACAAATATAAGTGCAGATATACTGAATGGAGTTGCAGGCGCAATTAATTACTTGGCAGAAGCTCTTGACGGAACAGACCCGGAATTAATAAAGCAAGTAGGATATGCTTTTGGCATATTGTTCGCAGTAAAGATATCTGCTGATTTTGCTACAAAGCTTATCAATATAGCGGGCGCTATCACAACTTTCGGAACTTCCTTGGCCGGAGGAAGCGTGGCTGCGGCTACAAGTGGATTTGCAAAGGCATTGTTAGGACTTAGTGCCGCATTAGTCGGCGTATATATCGGAATGAAAGCAACAGAGAATGAGGTCGGGGAAGCTAAAGATGTATCTGGATATGGTACCGATATGGCCAAAGGTTTTAACGATTTAAGTACTGCGGTTGAAAGCTTAGGGACAAAAGCTGGAATGTCAGAAGAAGATTTGGGGAAATTAAACACAGAGCTCGAAAACATGAGAGATCAAGGACTGATTTACGACCCTACTGCAATTCAAAATTTTGCCGATAAGTTATATGCTGCCGGACTAAAAGCCGATGACCTAAAAAATTCTATAGCTAATTCATCTGAGGTTACTGACCAGTTGCGAATTTCGTTGGAAGATGCAGCCGTAGCAGCAGAGTTCAAAGGAGCAGCCGGAATTGATAAGCTTTCAGGAGCACTCTATAATATGTATAACGCCGGAAAGATAGAATACGATCAATACAAAGAATTGAATGAATATCTTTCCACCCAACAAGGCGCAACTGATGCTATGAAACAATATCATGTCCTTACCGAAAAGATGGAAACCATGGGTATCGAGTCCGAAAAGCTTTCTAAATATATTCCTCAAAACATCGGTAATGCAACAAGTGGCGCTCAGACCTATCTGGATAATTTTAATGTTTCTGTAGTTGTTGAAAAGTTAAAATCTCTTAAAACAGAATCTGACAAAGTTTCGTTCGCTCACATGGTTACAGAGACATCTAATACTATAGATTCTATGGGCGGATTGTGGGAAAATGGCAAGCAGATACTCGGAGAAAAAGCTCTCGCAGTACATGACGAAATCCAAAAAGGTTTACAACCAGACGAAGACGGATATTACAAGTTGGCAAACGGCCAGATGGTGCAGTATGGTAATGCTATCAAGGATAACGAAACAAAAGTACAAAATACATTAGGCGATGTACTTAAAAAAGCCTTGAGCGAAGAGGGAGTGTTACCAGAAGGTTATCAACTGATGTGGGATGCAGCAGGATATCACATTGATGGATATACAAAGAAACTGGAAGATAGCGGAACCACAGAAAGAATTAAAAAAGCATATGAAGATGCATTGAAATTGAGTACCAGTCTTAATTCAAGCCTAGAAAAGGATGGAGGATCATTAGCCGAAAATGTAGTTGCAGGGTACGAAAACTATATGAAGGGAACTGGAAAAACTAATGTTTCCTCAGCAATGAAAGACTGGGCTAAAAACGGAATTACCGGAGCCGTTGAAACCAGCCTGGAAATCCACTCTCCATCAAAAGTATTTGAAAAATATGCAGAGTATTCAGAAGCAGGATTTTCAAACAAGATAAAATCACTTTTTCCTGTAACTGCTATTGCAATGATAAACTGGGTAAACACAGGAATAATAAACCCGGTAACAACTTCACTGAAGATCACATCCGATTCATCCGGACTATTTTCTGGTTTTGCGCAGAAAGCTATATCTGGATTTAATTCTGGTATAACATCAAAAATCTCAAGTACGGAAACTATAATTGCCTCACTAATTAGTTCTATCGAGAGGAAATTTGATGGATTTTCAGAAAAGTTCTCACCTATAGGAAACAAGTACATTTCAAAATTATGCTCAGGAATGAGCAGTGAAAGAGGTCTTCTTCTCCAAACCTGTTCAGAACTAGCGAGTGAAATAAAAAGTGCCTTTGATGGAATTAGTTTATATTCTGAGGGACAAGATATGGCCCAGGGATTTGTTGACGGAATTAAATCCGTTCATTTTCCAAACTTGAGTTATCGAATTTCGGGATATTCGCAGCATTATGTGAATGGACACAGAACATCAACGCCTATTTACAGCCCGAACTGGTACGCTAAAGGTGGTCTTTTTAATGGTGCACAAGTAATTGGCATCGGTGAAGCTGGTTCTGAAGCCGTCCTTCCGCTGGAAAATCCACGAACCATGAAGAAGATTGCAGACAGCATTGTTTCCAGTTCGGACGGAAGCATGGGACTTACAAAAGAAGAAATGGCAAAAGCAGTAGCCCAGGGAGTTGCAATGGCAATGAGTATGAACAGCGGAAACAAGAATCCGCAGTACATTATGAACAGCATTATTCTGGACGGAAGCGAGATTGCAAAGGCTGTGACCAAAGCCCAGAATGAAACGAATAGTCGTTTCAATCCATCCCCGGCATATTGATTTTTGACTGATTGTGTGGTATAATTTTCTCAATGAAGAAGTACACACGGTCTTGATTTTTGAGCCGCTAAGAAGAAATTAATATTTCTCGATTTTGAGGAATTTTTTGTCTTACTTGGCGGCTCTTTTTATTTTAACCGTTAATTTTGGTAAAACCAACAGGCTAGACCGATCATCGAAAAGCGGAAATGCCTTGCCGCCTGCCTGTTGATTTACATACAGTTCAAGGCACTCTTTTATACGAAAGGCAGGTATCAATCTATGGCAAAGAGTTTTAATTATCGGAAGTATTACAAAGAATACTATGGAATTGAGTTTGACAGCAGTTATGTAATTCACCATATAGACTTTGATAGAAGCAATAATGACATAAATAACTTGCTGTTGCTTCCAGGAAAACTGCATAGCAGATATCATTTTTTACTAAATGGATTTGATCTCGGAAAAGAACAAAAGAAAGGAACTGTAAGCCTAGATTTCAAAATCGTTTCTGAATGCGGGCATATTCCTATGTTTGGAATTAATATGATGAAAAATCTTTGCGAAACAATGGAAGAGATTGATAAATGGGTAAGAATAAAATCCGACATGGATAGGGCAAAATACAATAAAGAAGTATATGGTATTTAATAATTGGTAAAACCAGTGGGCTAGGTTGGCCGCCGAAAAGCGTAATTCCATGATACGTCTGTCCACTGTTTTTATAAATCATGGGTCTGCGACAAGAAAGCAGTCGCGCATTAACGACATGGAGGTTATCTAATATGAATTCTGAAATCAGAGAAGTATCAAAAGAAGAAATAAAAGCAAGAGTAGCGTTTCTTTCATCCGCGAAATGTAATCATACACCACACAAATATATTGATATTGCTGGTGGATTGATTGAGGGTACGCTATTATCAAGAATTTTATATTGGTTTTCTGAGGATAAAAATAAAAGAAGAAAAGTGCGCATTTTTAAAGACGGTCATTATTGGATTGCAAAACAAAGAAAAGATTGGCAAGAAGAAATTAGAATTACAGAACGCCAATACGATAAGGCAATTAAAGAACTGAAAAATAGAGGGTTTGTTGAACTCGCAAAATACAAGTTTAATTCCATGCCTACAGTACATATTCGCCCATTGTGGGAAAATATCAATAAGGCTGTTGCTGTTTGGGAAAGTGAACTTGAAAAAGAAATTGTTTCTGAATTTCAAAATGAAGCAAACGGGAATAACGAAAAATGTAATTCCCAAGGGAATGACGAAAAATGTAATTCGGGAATTACAGAAGGAAGCACTTCTTTAACATTACCTACTAACAATGATTATCATAATAACAATGATTACTTTCAAGAGAAAACAGAACCAGACTTTATTGATAATAAAGAAAAAAAGACTTTATCTTATACAGATAAAGATAATCAGACTTCTGCTCCTAATAATTATAATAAATTAAATATATATAATATACCTCCTAGAACCAAGGAGCAGAAAGCTAACCGTTATAATTCCAGGAACCAATCATCTCTCTTAGATTATAAAGACGAGGATGTTGAGAAATTGGTAACCGAAATATACGAAAGCATTTACGGAGCCAAAGAGAATATTTTTGAAGACCATGACATTTGCTTATCTATATTTTTAATTAAGGAGTTTTTTAAGAAATATCAAAAGTACCGTGAAGAGAAACATCCGATGGTTACGCCAACACAAGCTGAAAATATTCTGAAAATGGTACGCAATCCAGATACAGATATGGCAAAAGATGATTTAGTAGACGATAAAGAGGAACCACTGTTCTATCTTGACATGATGGAGGAACATTTTAAGACAAAGTGGGGGAAAAGAAATGGCGGAGATTTTGATTATAGAATCATGTTATTTTTTAAGGACACCACACAAAATATGTTATATCAAAGAGTGAAACAGAAAAGGGAGGACACATTATGAAAAGAATCAAAGCACTACTGGCAACCATTATCTGTATTTGCATTATTGCTGGGCTAACAGGCTGTGCGGCTAATGACGATTACATGAATGACGTGAAAGGAAATCTTTCTGGTAATAGTTATACAATCTACACCTACGATAACTACGGTCAAAAGGTTATGACTACCACTGGGGACAAGATCAACATTGCCGGGAATAAAACCAAATCCAAGGGCTACGATAGTGAGGGAAATGAAACAACCAGCTACGATGTATCTTCCGTCATTACAATTCTGATTGATGGCAAAGAAATTGAAAGTTGTGGCGATACTTGTATTTTTGAACAAAAAGGATTGAATCCAGAAGTTGATTTTACTCAGGAAGATATTAACAGCCATTCAACCGGAAAGATTTCAGAGAACACATACATAGCCGGGATTTTGAATTGTTATAAAAATTATTTCGGGAAATCTAGGGTTGTAGTAATCAAATCCCAACTTGGACAGCCAATAGCCGCATATTCTGGTGACGAGGTGTTCTGGAAAATCCCGGACGATCTGCCTAAAATGACAAAGCTAATGATTGACGGAAAAGCTCTTTATATCCACAGGGCAAATTTCCAGATTATTGATAAAGAATTACTGCAATAAAATAGCCAAATTTGTTTTAAAACCTTTTACCAGAAAAATATAGGCGAAATCAAATAAAATTGATTTTTCGCCAAAAAAGCCAAATAATTGTGGAGAATTAAAACATATGAGCAAAATAGGAACAGAACTTCCAACAGAATATTCAGACCGTTTCGATGAATTACGCCAGAATAGGGTTGAGGTAAGCTTTTACAAGTATGGTACGGCAAAAGATAACTTCGGGGAGAAGTTGGTAAACGCCTTGGAATCCCACGATATGTGCATCAAAAAGTATCGTGAGACAGGGAACACAGAATATCTTTGCGATGCAGCTAATTATTTGATGTTTGAGTTTATGTATCCACAGATTCCAGGAGCATACTTCAAGGCAACAGACAGCGGAGAGAGTGCCGGAGTTGCCGGAACACCAATCAACCAGCTGAAGGAGAAGTGGTATTGATGGACTTTAAACAGACTTACTTTTCCATCTGGCAGGAAATATGGAATCTCCACAAGAAGTACGCCTTTATCTCAAAGGATGATATTCCGCAGTGGGAAAATCTCACCATGGAAGCAAACCGGATTCACGATAAATACGCTGATTCTTTCGGTGCGAAATTTGCTGAAGCTCTTTTGGTTGCCGTAACTGCGGAAATTGATAGAAAAGCGAAATAGGGCTTCCAGAATGCGCCCAAAAGTGGTACAATATGGGTATCATACTAAGGAGGGGGATATTTATGGCACTGATTAAATGTCCAGAATGCGGCAAGGAAATAAGTGATAAAGCGGCAAGCTGCCCGAACTGTGGATTCCCGATAACACAGGGAAATGCAACACAGGAACTGCCACAGAAGCAAAAGGAATACGACATTGAGATGTTGGATTCTATGAGAATCAAGGCTTCAAAAGCGAATATTGAGGTTTACTACAAAGGAAATTTGTTACTTGAAGCAAATCCTATGGATTTTGTATTGAATTATGATAAGGAAGAACCAGACGATTTAGGGAGAGTACAGTTGAAAGTTGCTTTTTCAATTCCGAAATACGCAAAGCCTTTCAAAATTTGCTTATCAACAGGTTCTTCCGCATATGAACAGGCAAAAGAATTTACAACAGAGATTGCGGAGCGGTACTTCAAAAAACAATATGTTGTTGAATGGTATATGTTAGACAAGAGTGTAATGGATAATTGCGACAGGGGCGAAGCAAACAAGGCCAGAACAACTATTGAGAATATCGAAAAACCTAAAACATATTCTGCACCAAAACCACAGTACACAACACAGCCGACAGCTACCAAGAAAAAAGGGGGATGCGCAAACTATTTTGGTTTTATCTGCCTTGTGTTTATTCTAATTGGCTGGTATTCATCTAAAACAGAGAAAACAGCAGATACATCCAAAACACAGACGGAAAAATCCAGTAGTTACGAAAGAAAAGCAACTCCTACAGTAGAAGAGAAAAAACAGAATGTGGCTCCAATTACTTTTGATGATGAATTACAAACATTTAATTCTGGTGAATATTCTTATATCACTGACAGCGATTTATATAAATATGCAGTCAATATGAGCGGAGCTAAAATTTATACTGTAGCAACAATAAGTGAGATTAAAGACAATAAGGTGCAAGTTACTATTGGTGATAAATACATGATGAGTAATTTTAATGTATCTGATAGTAAATTGTATGCAAAATATGAAAGCGGTCTTAAAGATGATGATGTGGTTGCTATTCTTGGAACAGTATCAAATGTAGATTCATGGGGATTTATGGAAGATTCCATAAATTTAGAGAATTGTATGGTATTCGCCAAAGGAGATGAAGCTAAAAACTACAAAAAGAATGCTTCAGATGATAGTTTATCACAGTATTTTGTAGTGACAGAAGAAGTTGCTAATTCAAAAGAAGTTTCAGAGGACGAATACAAGGCACTTTGCCAAACATTGGACTATAATGATATATTGAGAAATCCTGACAGTTACGATAAAAAACATTGTATTGTCTCTGGAACAATAGATCAGTCATTAGAAGGAATATTCGGTGGATATACGTTGTATATTGTTGACGGAAACGGTAATAAATGGGATTGTTCATATAGCTATGAGGATGGCGAAACACATTACCTAGAAGGAGATTGGGTAACCGTATACGGAACTTGTAGCGGAACATTAAATTCTACAACACTTCTTGGGAAACAAGTTACATTGCCAAGTATAGATGTTAAATACATTAACTGATAAAAATAAGGCTAGGGAGAAATCTCTAGCCTTTTTATTTTTGAAAAATGAATCATCATTTTGATGGATTTTCGGAAAAATAACTGTCCCTCAAAATTGAAGAGCAGGGTTCTTCATTTTGAGGATCGAACGGACAAATTGACCTGCCGTAGGCTTGAATCATCATTTTGATGAACCTTCGTGATTTTCAAGATGGTTCATTCCTCATTGATGAGGAGTAAAAAAATATAAAAATGTTATTGACTTCTAATCGACTTCATAGTATATTATAAGTAAGAAGTCAATATGACTTCAAGAAAGGAGGAAATGCTAATAATGAGTATCAAAACATTTACGTTAAGACTGACAGAAGAACAGCTTGATTTTGTCGGTGAGAAAGCAAAAGAAATGGGGGTGAGTAAAAACGATTATATTCGCAGGTTAATTGATGGAGATATTCGAGCAGACAAAGAGGATAAAATCTTACAGGAAATTATCGAAATCAAGAATATGTTAAAAGCAAACAAATAAAAAAGGATTCACGCACCCTGGAAAAGTCGGAACTCTTTAAGCACTCAACACACCGAAGTGGTTGATATTGTTATCATATCTCCCTTCGGTGTAATTGTAAACACCGAAAGGAGATTTTTCTGCCATACAATAGAAATGCCAGGTGAATTCACCTGGCATAGAAAATCATTCGTTTACTTTTCCAATAATCTGGTCTTTTCTGACGTAGGTATTTTTCCAATACCTAGAATCTTTTGAATTATTGATATCATCTCCCAAAACAAAATAACAATTTTCAGGAACTACATAAGGGCCAAAATCTCTTACAGGAACTGCATTTGCAAATGAAAGGTCAATTTTGGTATAGCCGTTTATAAAAATTTTTCCGTTTTGGATTTCAACCATCTCGCCAGGTAAGCCAATAATTCTTTTCACTAAAATTTGCTCTTCATCATCTGGGTAACGAAAAACTATAACATCGTATCGTTTTGGAGATGAAAAATAATAGTAAATAGAATTGTATGTATTATTTTCCCAGGGATAAACACCAAAGGCAGAATAATTCGTATCGGTTATATTTTTGTGCGTAATTAAGAAGCCAAAAACACCTATAGATACTAAAGCAATAATTGTTATGATTACAGAGATAACAAATGTTTTTTTCTTTTTCAAGCAAAAACCACAATTAGGACAATTTTTAGCGCTATTACTTACCTCTTTTCCACATTCTGGACATTTAATCAAAGACATAAATACCCCCTCCTTTTTGCGATGATATATATATTTTACCACTCCAAAACGGATAGCGGAATAGGAAATTTGAAAAAAGTTAAAATAATGCTTGACAGGATTGTTGCTACACACTATAATAGGATTGTAGCAACAAAGAAAGAGAGGTGATATAAATGGCTGCTATGAAAATCGGAACAAAATTAACTGACAATCCAAAAGACTATATGTTAAGGACAAGATTAGACAAGAAAACTCTTCAAAAACTGGATGCTGTTGCACTTGAAAAGGCTACTACAAGGTCTGAAATTGTGAGAATTGGGATTGAAATGCAGTATGATAAAATGTTCCAGAGTGATAAAAAATAAGAGATTCCCGACCGACCAAAGTTAAGAATCTCTTAAATGCTTCTGCCACCAAATAGGAGGCTATACAAATTATAACACTGTATACCTCCTGTTTGCAAATAAAAAATTAAAATTTCACAGGAGGATTTTTATATATGAACGAAATCACAATTAACACAGCAAGCCAGACACCTATTGAGATTGCACTTGGTATTGATGAAGAGGGTATGACTACTGCCAGAAAGTTATATGCTTTTCTTGAGTTAGCGCCACAAAATTTTGCTAGATGGTGTAAGAGAAACATTGCAGAAAATGATTTCGCAACCGAAAATGAGGATTATTTGCGACTCTTCCTTGAGGAGGAGACACCGACAGGTGGCGTTATTCAAAGAGAAGATTATAAACTCTCTGCCAGCTTTGCAAAGAAACTTTCTATGCAATCAAAGAGTGCCAAAGGTGAACAAGCCAGACAATATTTTCTCAAAGTAGAGGACAAATTAAAAGAAACGGTTCGCCACCCAGTACCAATGACCATCCCCGAACAGATTCAGCTTCTAGCACAGGGAAACGTAGAACTGAATAAGCGGATTGACGATATCCAGACAGAGTTTGAGACTTTAAAAATGGATTTGCCGATTCTCCCGATTGAAGCGGAGAAAATCACGGAAGCCGTAAAGAGAAAAGGAACACTGGTACTTGGTGGCAAGGAATCCAATGCTTACAATAGCCGTTCCATTCGCCAGAAGGTTTACAGTAACATTCATTCCAACCTGCGCTACCAGTTCCAGGTAAAAAGTTATAAGGCAATTAAGAGAAGCCAGGTAGAACAGGCAGTCAAGATTATTGGAGAATACAAACCGCCAGTTTTCTTGAAGAATGAGATTGATACAGAAAATGCACAGCAGAGATTCTTTTAATTAGATTTTTACAGGGATACACAGGAGGAAAATAAAATGACAGAAAATATGGATAGAGAAAACACAATGTTCGAAGTAGAAGACACTATTGATAAAATCAAGTTTCTTGTGGATGATTTCATGGAACAGTATGGATTTAACAGCACAGAAGAGATGGACAAAGAGAAAAGCCTTTTCTTTGCACATAACAAGCAATTTATGACAATGAAACTGTTGATTTTGAGCGATTATGCCAATAAAGCAAGACAGAAATTTAAGGCTCTTGAATCTATGGAACAGAAAGCGTGATCGTATGGCAAATAGAATCCAGTTCAATGACTTTCAGAAAAAGAGCGTGTACGCCAAATGCAACGGAAAATGTGCGATATGCGGTAAGCCAGTCAAATTTAAGAAAATGACAATCGACCACATTATGCCGTTGTCTCGTGGCGGCACCAATGATATTAAGAATCTGCAACTGGCGTGTAAGCGTTGCAACAGCATGAAGAGCAACATGACAATGGATGATATGATGGGGCAGATTTCCGAGATTTTGAAGTATAACCGCAAACAGAAGTTGATTAGAGCGTTAGGAGGAATTGTGGAATGAATTACTATAAGACAGAGATTATTAATCTCGTACAGAATTGTGATAATAGCCACTGGCTAGAAGTGATTTATACGTTTGTAAAAATATTATTGAAATGATACCATAGTATACTGAATGATACTTTCACCGTATGTTATAATATAAAATCATAATAAGCAAATTTTAAAGCGTTTACCTTTCGGGGTAGGCGCTTTTTTGTTGCCAAAAAATAAATCATAAAGGAGATATGAATTTATGCTGGTAGAAATCGTTGGAAAAAGATACGAAGAGAAACTTATTACAACAAGTCTGAAAGTTGCAGAGGTTTTTGAGAAAGAACATAAGAATGTTCTACAATCAATTGAAAATCTCGTGGCTGATAATTCAGCCGCCAAATTTTTTCAACTTACAACATATAAGAATCGTGGAAAAGAATATCCAATGTACGAAATGGATAGAGACGGTTTTTCCTTGCTTGTAATGGGCTTTACTGGCGAAAAAGCCTTACAATGGAAAATTAAGTATATTGAAGCATTCAACCAGATGGAAAGCGAGTTAAAACGCTTATATACAGAACGCCAGCAATGGCAAATTGAACGTGACAAGGGTGTTGTTATTCGGCATATCCTAACAGATACAATTAAGATGAAAATAACGGAAAGCCCAAATAAAAGATTTGCTTATCCGAATTACACAAATTTAATTTATCGTAATTTATTCGGAAAAACAGCCAAAGAACTTGAAAGTGATTATGGCGTAAAAGCAAAAGAGAATCTTAGGGATTTCTTTACAGGTGATGACTTGGCGAAAGTTCAGAGCATGGAAATGCTTGTAAGCAGTCTTATCAATTGTGGATGGGGATATCAGCAAATTAAAGAATTTATTCAAAACGAAGCAACAAAAATGATTGCTTGAGAGCACTCCAATTTGAAATCAGAGTGCTAAGGTAGGTGAATATATGGCAGAAGCATTTTTAAAAGTGGATGGGGTAGCAATGCCCTGTCCTTCTTCTTTTACATGGGGATTACAGGATATATCGGCATCAGAATCCGGCAGAACAGATGATACGACCATGCACAAAAACAGAGTTGGACAGAAACGAAAGCTGTCTGTAGGTTGGAATGGCCCAGACTGGGACACTGCTTGCAAAATTATACAGGCAGTAAATCCAGAGTACATACAGGTCACATATCCAGACTTGCTATCTGCAAATAAACACGAAACCAGAACATTTTATGTTGGGGACAGGGAATCACCCTTTAAATGCTGGTGGATAGGAAATGAGCGCATGGAAGGACTTAAATTTGATTTTATCGAGAGGTAAGATATGCGAAATTTATCAACGGAATTTAAAGAACAACAGAATAGTGGGAACCGTAACTATCTGAAATATGCAGATTTTACCTTTACGGACGGAAGCACATTATCCATTACCGACAAAGACTTATGGTCTAATGGCTTCAAATTTGAGGATGCAGTATCGCAAAGTGGTTCTTTTGATATCGGCGCAGCTATCGTAAATAAGCTGACATTGCAGATCAACAACTTTTCTGGCAAGTACACAGATTACATCTGGGACGGAGCGAGAGTTGTTTGCCATATTGGGCTTGAATTATCTACTGGTATTGAGAAAATCCGTATCTGCACCATGACAGTAACAGATGCCCCATACCAGAACACAGCTATTATCAGCCTAACTTGTGAAGATTCCATGCGATTATTTGATCGTGATTATTCAGAAAGTAAGCTGACTTATCCGGCAACTAGATTACAGATCATCCAGGATGCTTGCGAGGTGTGCGGAGTAACACTGCAATCAACAAGATTTGATAACGATGATTTTGTAATCCAGAATCGACCAGATGATAGCAGCATTACTTTCCGACAGGTAATTGCATGGGTAGCACAGATGGGCTGCCAGTGGGCGAAAACAGATGCATACGGCAGATTATGCCTTGACTGGTACAAAAATGAAGTACCGGAAAATTTTTATAATAAGGCAGAAGTACCATGGAATGATATTGAAGGGAAAGACATCTTAGATACCGCTGGTGCACAGATTATCACTGTTATGCAAAAGGGTATTACAGCCATAGATACGAATGGATTCACACCATGGTTGTATGATGTTGAAATAACAGGCATAAAAGTTGCAGAATACGTTGAAAATTCTTCTAAAAATGAAGCGAAAACATATCAGTCGGGGAAAACTGGCTATGTTATCGAAATCAGTGATAATAAGCTAATTCAAGAGGGCTCCGGGGAGAAAATCTGCCAGATTATCGCAGACAGGTGCGTGGGGCTAAAATTCAGACCATTTACTACAGGCGCATTGACTAATATAGCATGGGAAGCTGGTGACACCATTGAGATTTCCGACAGAAACGGGAAACAGTATAAGAGCTTCCTAACTTCTGTTACTTTGAATCCAGGTGCATTTGAGCAACTTGAATGCAGTGCTAAGAGTGTATCTAGGAATAAGCAGAAACAGTATACACTTAACCAACAGGTGCAAGCTGAAAACAAAAAGAACTTAAAAGATGAACGTACCGCCAGAGAAAAGGCACTGGAAGAATTATCACAACGCCTTGCGGAATCTTCTGGAACATACACGACAGTAGAAACACAGCCGGACGGAAGCAAAATCTATTATCTTCATAATAAGCCACAGTTGTCCGATTCTGATATTATATGGAAAATGACTGCGGAAGCATGGGCTGTTTCTACAGATGGTGGGCAACATTGGAATGGTGGCATGACAGTTGATGGTGATGTGATTGCCAGAATCCTTACGGCTACAGGTGTTAATGCAGATTGGATTAATACGGGAACCATTAAGGCTATTGATAAAGATGGAAACATAACTTTCCTGGTTGATGTAACAACAGGAAGGGTTGTTATTAATGCGGATTCCGTACAAGTCAAGGGAAAAGATGTTAATGCGATTGCAAAGGAAAAAGCAGAAACAGAAGTAAATAATTTTATAAGCAATACATACACAACTGATATCAATAATTTGCAGTCTCAAATCGACGGACAGATTGAGACTTTTTTTTATGACTATGAACCGACCTTGCAGAATATCCCGGCTTCCGAGTGGACTACCAACGAAGAACGAAAGAAACATGAGGGCGACCTATTTTACTGGAAATCCAGGGGATATGCGTACCGTTTTATGCAAGATGGGGCAACTTGGAAATGGCAATTGGTACAAGATACCGATATCACGTTAGCACTTGCCGCCGCAGAAAAAGCGCAAGATACGGCAGATCATAAGCGCAGAGTATTCGTAGTTCAGCCAGAGCCACCTTATGACATTGGAGACTTATGGACACAAGGCTCTAATGGTGATTTGATGAGATGTAAAGTTGCCAGAGCAAGCGGTTCTTATTCTGCTTCAGATTGGGAAAAGGCTTCAAAATACACAGATGATAGTTCTTTAGATTTATTTATCAATGGCGTTTTTAAAGATTCTCTTAATTCTTTAAAAACACAGATTGATGGAAAAATTGAAACTTGGTATCAGCCAAACGACCCTTCTCTTAAATGGACAAAAACAGAGGAACAACCGTGGTGTGATATTGATGGAAACAAGATTCTGGATGAATCCGGGAATGAAATTGTCTTGATATGGGAGTCCGAGAAAGCAGAGCATGAAGGTGACCTTTGGCACAATACTTCTGATAACACACAATGGATTTACAAATCTGGTATTTGGCAACCACAATCCATACCAGATGAACTGTTAGACAAGATAGATGGGAAGTCATCTGTCTATATGGTTCAGCCAAAACCGCCATATTACGAAGGTGACTTGTGGGTGACAACCAATAGTGAAGGAAAGGCTTCCCTCAAAACATCCACTGTAAATCGTGTTGGCGGAGCGTTTGACGCATCCGATTGGATTGATTTCAAGTATGCAGACAAAGACGATATTAAAAATGCAATTGATAAGTATGATACCAGTCTTGGACAGGATGAAGTGTTCAATAAACTCACAAAAGGCGGCACTGAACAGGGAATCTATATCAAAGATGGAAAAGTATACATTAATGCAAAATATATTCTGGCTGGACTGCTTGCTGGTGAGAGAATCAATGGTCGAGGACTGAAAGTTATTGATGACGACAATAATGTGACTTTAGAAATAGATAGCAAAGGAAATGTCATCTTAGCTCCAAAGACTTTTTCCCTACAAGGAAAAACAGTCAATGAGATTGCTAATAGCTCGGCAAAATCAGCCGTAGATGGACAGACACAAACAGATATTTTCAATAAGCTTACGAAAAACGGAACTGCACAAGGTATTTACATGGACGAAAAGGGAAATATCTATGTAAATGGGCAATTTATTAAAGCGTTGAGCATAGCCGCTAATGCTCTAGCAGCTGGTTCTATTACCACAGAAAAATTAGATGCTAAAGCGGTCACGGCTGAAAAAATGTCCTTGAAGGAGCTTGCGGCAATTGGAGCCACTATAGGCGGATTTACGATTCAAAACAACCGAATTTATAATGCCAACAATGGAACCTTACAGATTTCCGTAGGAAATGAATATAACGCTCCATCAATGCTTGCTATGGATGCACAAGGACAATTTATTAAATACAGCGCAAGTGGTATTGCATCCTCTTACGCTAACTCATTAAATTTAACACCACATAATACAACAACAGAAAGTGGCTTTACAGACGGTTCAAAACATTATCTGGGAAGAACACAATTCAATTCAGATGTTAGTATTTTTGGCGATTTTAAGGTTTCTGGAACAAAATCCATAATAGCTGACACTGAAAACTATGGAGAACAGCTATTTTACTGCTACGAGACTCCAACTCCAACTCTGGGAGATTTTGGCGGTGGCGTAATCGGAGATGACGGAATCGCAATCATTATGATTGATGATATATTTCAGGAATCGACTGACACAGGAATCGAGTATTATGTGTTCTTACAGAATGAAGGAGAGGGACAAACATGGATAGCTGAAAAGACAAATACTTATTTCAAGGTAAAAGGAACACCAGGCTTGCATTTTGCGTGGGAGCTGAAAGCAAAGCAGAAAAATAAAGAATTTATACGCTTTAATGCCGGAAAAGAAGATAGGGAAGTTAATTTTAGATTGAACGACATTGAGAATGAAATGTTCTCGGAAAGAGAAAAACTAATTCAAGAAATGGAAGGAGAATTATTATGAGCCAGATTAAAAAACTTACATCATTTATGAAATTGTCAACAGGCGAGGGCGATAGAATCGCTTTTACCTACTCAACGATTGACACCGAAAGTGGAAAGGTTTTGAGCCAGAACGAGAAAGGAAATTTTCTCATTTTTGACGATGGGCTTTCGGCAAATATTAAGGCGATTGAAGACTATATCAATAAAAATCAATTGAATTAAAGGAGGACAACCACATGCCGAAATGGACTGAATACACATCAAAAGATACGTTAGCGGATAATGACGAAGTAATGCTGTATGACGCAACTGCGAGAGCGAACAAGCGCGGATTAATGAGCAAGTTTTGGGATTATGTAGTTGATAAAATGTCAACGGCTGTTATCAGTAAATTGGAAACCGAAAATAAGACCGTTATCGGGGCGATAAATGCACTAAATAGTGATATAGGACGTATTAGGCCTAGCGATAAAAAAACTTTCAGAATAAGAAATGAAAGAGCTTGGATATTTATATTTACTCTTGGCACGAACGGAAATGATGGAATGTTTGATATTTTTTTATACACTCCATCATACTCAGACGTTCCTACTATTCGAAAAGTAACTAATAAAAATAGTATTATATTATCGGCTTCAATTGATGGAAAAAATACAAATATTGAATCCAATGCCATGTATAACAGTGTAATTGTGTTGTACGCAGCATAAGTGAATTATATTTTCATAATTGCACATTGAATCCAAACGCTATCTGGCACTATTAAGCGCAATGTTAATCCATCAGTCAATTTTGCATAAGTAGTGGCCTCGGATAGCCATGCTATTTTTCCTGAATTATACTTATGTTCTCCTGTTGTTACAATAGCGGTGTAAGTATTTAAAATTGATGAATTACCAACTGTTGAAATGGATAACAAATACGTCCCCATACCGTTTAATAGAAAGTCTTTTGTAAAATTATTTCCTAAAAATGTATTTATAATCTTATCACTATAGAGTTTATTGGAGAAACAAGAAAAAAAATAACAAAACACTACCAAACATAAAATGAATATGCTATAATCAGCATATCAAAAACAGAACAATAAAAAGGGAGCTGAGTTCCCGTCTACCAAACAAAAAACTCAGCTCCAAGCACCACAAAGGGTACAAGGATATTATAACACGGTACCTTCCCTTTGTGGCAATAACAGCCATGATTTACGCCAAAATTAGCCACGATTCTGTGAAATTTAATCATAAGAGATATATTGTATAAAGAGTTTATGCTAAAGAGCATCCCATTTGGGGTGCTTTTTATTATGCACTTTTTAATCTCAATAATGAAAGGAGACCACACATGAATATTAACACTTCATTAATCAGCAACAACAACAGCTACGCAGGACAAACACCTCGGTATATTGTCATCCACAATACAGATAATATCGCCAAGACAGCAGACGCTAAGGCACACGCCACAGCACAGCATAATGGCAATTTTCATGGCTATTCAGCCCATGTATTTGTTGACGATAAGTCAGCATACCAAGCCTTGCCGTACAATCGTGGAGCATGGCATGTTGGAGTAAATTACGGCGGTAAGATTTTTGGAACTGTGAACAATCACAACTCTATTGGAATTGAAATGTGCATGAATGCTGGATATAACTACGAAAAGGCTTTCCAGAATACAGTAGATGTGTGCAAACAGCTTATGAAGAAATACGGCATTCCAGCAAGCCGAGTTGTTCAGCACTACGATGTGTGCGCTAAGAATTGTCCATCCGTTATCCGTAAAAGGGATGACTGGGATAGATTCAAGAAGCTTATTTCCAGTGAAACCGTGACAGTGCCAACCACAAAACCGACAGCAAAGGTTGACAAGTATTACCGTGTCCGCAAGACCTGGAAGGATTCCAAGAGCCAGATCGGGGCTTACAAGTCACTGGAAAATGCGAAAAAAGCTTGCAAGGCTGGATATACTGTGTTTGATTGGAACGGAAAAGTAGTGTATTCCATGACAGCAAAGAAAAGTGTAGCCCAAGTTGCAAAAGAGGTAATCAATGGCGAATGGGGAAATGGACAGAGCAGAAAAGACCGCCTGGAATCCGCTGGCTACAATTACGCAGAAGTACAGAAAAAAGTCAATGAATTACTGAAATAATAATACTCCCGGGGGTTTTCCCGGGAGCTATTTAAATGTCGTATATTCCTCAAATTCGTTTCTTATTTTCACAAAGTCTTTTCTTCTGATAGGCACTATATTCCCGGAGAACATGAGGAACGAATCGTTTATTTCTTTTACCTCGTCCATGTTTATTATGTAGCTCTGGTGACATCTCAAAAATCTGGAATCTAGTAATTCTTCAATATCGGATAGTTTACATCTTTCCGTATAAACTATACCGCAAGTGCAGTGAATAATGATGTATTTGTTTCGACTCTCAATATATTCGATATTTTGAAATTCCACCCGATGAATAAAGTCTTTTCCTTTTATCATAAGAGTGCTTTTGCTGATATGTTCCAGAGCATGATTGAAAGCAGTATACATTCTGCCGTTTTCAGATCCTTTTATGATATAGTGAACCGGGAGTATATCAAGAGCTTCAAAAACATACTCTTTGTGGGCTGTCCAGAAAATAATATTTCCATCATAGCCATTTAATCTCAATTCCTTTGCAACTTCAATTCCATTTTCTTCTCTCAAAACGATATCCAAAACTACAATATCATACCATTCGCCATCTGCCACATCATCAATAAGTGGCTGTCCTTTATCATACGGAGTAATCAATGCTTTTATATCACCATTTCGTTTGAGAAAATTTTTAATCCGATGCATAAATATACCAATCTGGATTTCGTTATCATCACATATTGCAATTCGCATTCAAATCATCCCTTTTCTGCTAATTTCGCCATCAGAGAACACGATTTTGCCAAAAATCGTATTATATAAAAATTGTTGCTATAATACACTATAACATACTAAAAAAGTAGTGTAAAGAGGTTCTATATGAAAGAAAAGTCAAAACAAACAGCATTGTTTTTATTAATAATACAATTACTTTTATCTGTTCACATTAATATATGCCTGGAACACAGCAATTCTAGTTGGGAGGAGAAAATCAACATGTCCCAGGCAGAGACTATACAGGAAAGTCGTATTCCGAAGAGATGTGTTATAGAGGCAAATTGTTTAACATCTGAAATTTCCCTGCATACTAATAATACGATTAAAAAAGACTGTAATCACAATATTTATGCAAAAAAGATTATAATTCACAGGAAAATCGGAGGAAAGCAACTTGCCAGAAAGGACTTGAGTGGAGATGATTCCGTTCCATTATATGGTTATGAAAACATGATATAATTTAATAAGCAGGAACAAATGTTTGGAATATTGGGAGGGATTTACATGGATTACAAGAAAGAGATTATTGAAATGCTTGAAAATATACATAGCGAAAAGTTTATGAAGTTTTTGTATAACATGATTATTTCATTTAAAAAACAATGGGGCTATTAAAAAAGCAGGGAGATTAATCCCTGCTCTTTTTGTAAAGAAATTCAATCATGTCGAAAACACTCTTTTTATCAGTGTCACTCAGTTCAAGCAACAGCTTAACATGTTCTACAGATATTGTGTCAGTCATAAGTTTTGGGATAAAATCTGTTTCGATTTCTAAATTATCTTCCCATCCCATCAAATATGCTGGAGTAGTGCAGAGCGCATCCGCCAATGGCTTTGCATATTCTGCTGGTACCTTATCAATATCTCCTTTTTCATATCTAAATATAGTAGATCTCGATACACCCAACTTTTCAGCAAGTTCATCGGCGCTCATACCAAGCTGTTTTCTTCTCTTTTTTATTTGTTCGCCAGTTTTCGACATTTTGTACACCTCCTTTCTGAAATATATAATATCATTAATGTTGCGAAAATGCAACAAAAATAATTGCAAAAATGCGAATTTTTATATTGACAAATGCGACTGTAAGAGGTAATATATAATCACAAAGTCGCAATAATGCTACTAGAAAGGAGGTAACGCTTGTGGTTGTAAATATAGCAAGGCTTAAAGGTAAAATTGTTGAACATGGAAATACACAAGAAGCTGTTGCAAGCGCAATTGGTATGGATAGAAGCACTTTTTACCGTAAGTTGAAAGATGGCGGCGAAAAGTTTACAATTGGTGAAATTCACGGAATTGTAAGCGCAGTTCCTTTAAGTAGGGAAGAAGCAATAGATATTTTTTTTACACAGTAGTCGCAATAATGCGACGGGGGGTATTAATGTTAATTCATTTAAAAAAAGCTCTTGATGATAAAGGGATTACAATCAGAGCGTTTGCAAAGGTTCTTGGTGTTGATGAAAGGACTATTCAGAACAAGATAAAGGGGAAAACACCTTTTACATATCCAGAAGCAGTCCTTTCTAAAAAAGAGCTTTTTCCAGAATATGATCTGGAATATCTGTTTAAAGAAGAATAGCAAAAAACTGACAGGAGTGCTGTCCTATCAGTTCTTGCCTAAATTTGTTTACCCTATGTGTTTTGCAGACCGATTGCGTACTTGCTTTCAGCCACATTCTCAGCACCAAATGTTTCCTTGAAACACTTCGCCACTTACGCAGTTTTAGTTCTGCGATTGAGTAAAAAAAGATTAGCTGCCCATTATTTGGGTATGAAAGAATTTTAACACATAGGAAAAATATTTTCAACACAAAACGGAATTGAAAGTCAGATTAAGAAAGGAGTGATAAACACGAACCAGTTAGTACATATTGGAAATTCGGATATCTCAATAAAAGAGTATAACGGTCAGCGAGTGGTTACATTCAAAGATATTGATGCAGTTCATGGCAGACCAGACGGAACAGCAAGCAGAAATTTCAGAACAAACAGAGAGCGCTTTATTGAGAACGAAGATTTCTTCCGAGTAAGCGCCGACGAAATTCGTCGTACCAAAATTTTTGACATTCCAGACAAGGCAACTTCCGATTATGCGCTTATTACAGAACAGGGTTATCTAATGTTGGTAAAGTCCTTCACAGACGATTTGGCATGGGATGTTCAGAGACAGCTTGTAAATGGATATTTCAAAACTAAAGAAACTGTAAAAAGAGCATTGTCACCAGAGCTTCAAATGTTACAGGGACTACTTTCACAAATGGTAGAGAAAGAACTTGCCGACAAAGAAAGAGATAGACAGATTTTAATTGCCAAAGAAACAGCCGATAAAGCTGTTGCGACTACAGAGAGCATCAAAGAAGCGGTTAAGCCTGTATTTGATAACTGGCGTTCAGAAATTAATTCTAAATTCAATCGCATACAAAAAGGTGCTGGAGCAGAGTTTAAAATGCTTAGAACAGAAATGTACACAGAATTGGAACGCCGGGCTGGATGTGATCTGAATACAAGATTAAGAAATAAGCGAAAACGCATGGCTGAAAATGGTTGCACCAAAACAGAGATTAATTCACTAAACAAAATGGACGTCATCGATGACGATAAAAAGCTGCGAGAGATTTTCTCCAAAATCGTAACTGAATACGAAATTAAATATTGTGCGTAGAAGAAAGGAAGTGAAATAGATAATGTCAGAAAAAGAAAAAAAAATCGTAGAAAAGCTGAAAGAAGCAATTCCTAAGATGTCGGAATTTGATAAAGGCTACATTCTTGGGAAAGTGGAAAGTTTTTCTGATAACAGCCTGGAACAAAAAACAGATAAAAAAGAAACTGTTGATTCAGATTAGAAGAGAGGTTGGAAAATGACGATTATTAAATTTAAAAATGGGGAAACAATCGAAGTCCCGTGCGTGTTCCCGGATGATATTGTGAAACCAGATATTAGAGATCAACTGATACGCTTAGAATGGGATGATGAGGGAAAACAATATTGCTTGAAGTTTAACCCAGTAGATGTGCTCTATGTAAAAGAGATTACATAAAGCACACCAGATAATTATTTAGCTGATGGGTATTCTGTTGCAGTTGCTTTTCCAACTTTTACAGGTTCTTTGCTTAACAAGGTAAGAAATTCATCATTGTATGTGTGGTATAAATCAAGAATTTCTTTTGAACCAGAACCTTCCTTAACTGCTTTGGCAACAGCCAAGTCGTGAGCAATTTGAAAGTTATCCATTATTAACACCTCCTTCCTCAAGGAGATTATATCATAGAATGGAGAAAAATTATATGAATGATACATATAATGTTTTTTATTCTATTTTGGAAGAGCTCCAAGCTATTCACAATATCATGGAGCAGCCAAAAAAACGAGTTTCTAAAAAAGATAAGAAAAGCATCGAAAAACGCATTATTGATAGACCTCTTCTTGAACCTCAAAATTCTATGATGATGGAAAGAAAGGAGACTAATGAAAACATCAAAAATCGAAATCCGGCAAGTAAATGGCAATGAAGGAATCTTCACAGAAATCCTTGTAGATGGTCACAAACTCGAAGGTGTAAGGAGTTTTGAGTTGAAACAGGGAGTTGGAGATTCTGTTCCTATTCTTTCAATTGATTTGAATGCTTTAAATCTATCTACAGATTTGCAAATGTTGCAGGTGAACCAGAAAGGTATCGGGGAAATTGAGGGAATCAAGTTTAAAGACTCACCAAGGATGCTGGAATTCAACATACAAAAAGTAACGCACACGGCAAAAGTTGATAAGAAAATAATAGCCGAATGCGTTACAAGTGGAATTACTTCTGCTGTTCAAAACTCAATTGATGATTAGAAATTATGGAGAGGGAAACACAATGAATGTTGAAAAATATTTATCTGAAAAGCTGTCAAGCCATGAGGGACAGAAATATTTAGAATTTAGAAGAAGAAACGGACAGGAAGCAGACGAACTCTACAAAAAAGTAAAAGATGAAATTGCTGAATGCCATCTGTCCGTTACGGAAGCAAAAGGGTTCTTAGAATTTATGAAGTTGGTTATTGAAGAGCTTTCATATATTCCGGTCAAAGAATGACTTCTGTGGTAATGCTTTTAATATCAAAACCGTCAGAATCAAATACATCTTGAATTTCATTTGCGGTATGAAGCATTGAAAGAATTTCTTTTGAATACGGATGTTCTTTGCCACAGTTTGGACACGAAATTTTATCCGCACTTATTGCTTCATTCAAGTAGTAGCTACAACGACAGTTACAAGAAACTTTTATTTGTAGAAACATTTTAACACACCTCCTTTCTGAACACATTATACCATTCAGAGGGAGAGAATAAAAGAAAATAGGGAGGAAAAACAATGATTAAATTTGAAAACGGATTAGTTAACATTTCTGGTAAAGGGATTGATATCCTTTCAGAGTATGCAGTTATTACCCATGAAATTAAAGAGATGTTTGTAAAAGATGGTGGAAAAGAGGAAGAAGTAAAAGAACAGCTTAGACATTCGTTCGAGCATGGTCTTATGAACGAAGAAGAACTTGATAAAGAAATCAAGGAAAAGTTCAAACAGGTAGATGCAATTATTCCGATTGTGTCGCTTCTGGAAGAAATGCTTAAAACATTTGGAGCAAAAGATAAGGAGGACTAATCATGGGGGAAACCAAAAGCACAGATTATATTCCAGAGAACGCCAATGAGGAATATGCACTTCTGGTTGGAAGATTAAAGGCATTTGAAGCTTGGGCGAATAGCGTGAAAGATTATGATTTCACAAAGGACATGGCATTCAGAATGCTTGGGCTTGGTTTAGAGGAATCAAAGGAGGAAAAGAAAGAATGAAATGCTTTAAAGGCTTTGACAAGGACTTAAAGTGTAGAGATTTCCAGTATGAAATTGGAAAAGAATACACAGAAGAAAAAGCAGACATTTGTAATTGTGGATTCCATGCTTGCGAATTTCCGATGGATGTATTCGGTTATTATCCTCCTTCAAATTCCAGATATTGTGAAGTTGATCTTGAAGCGAATGATCAGAAATCACCTGATGATAGCAAGAGAGTTGGGAAGAAAATTTCCGTGAAAGCAGAAATTGGAATTGCTGGAATTATCAAAGCTGGCGTTGAATACATCAAAGAGCAAGTTAATTGGGAAGATGATAAGGCAACCAATACCGGATATCATTCAGCGGCAACCAATACCGGAGATTATTCAGCGGCAACCAATACCGGAGATCAGT